ATGCCCCCCTCTTCCCCGTCTGGTGGCCTCGTGCGCTCTGCTGATGAGATCAATCAGCAGATCAGAGCGCTGTGGCCGCATCCGGCGGTGCGGTTGTCGACGGAGCAGCGGGCCCGGTACGAGCGGCTGGTCGTGGAGTGGGCGGCGGCGGTACGCGGCGAGGTCGTGAAGGCGGCCTGACGTAGCCCCGCACGGTGGCGGGGCTGACGGTCAGGCCGTGAACAGCTGGACGTGGATGCCCGCCGACTCGGCTCGGCGGATGCAGTCGGCGGTTCCGGTGGAGCCGGACTGTTGGAATGCGAGGACGATTGCGGCGCCGAGGTTGACCATGTGTTGGTTGCGGCGGTGTCCGGCGAGTGGGCAGTAGTCGCTTCCGTCTCGGCGTTCGCGACGGTGTCCCGGCTGGCAGTCAGCTCCGCACGGCCCGGACCAGTCGGCGGGGTGCGGGTCGCGCTTGACGCCGAACGGCTCGTGCGTGCGGGCCCATTCATCAGCGATCGTGTCGGCGCCCTGCGCGGTCCCGTGGACGACGGTGATCCCGTCTGCCCCATCCTGGACGGCGTCATACCAGGCCCACAGCAAGGCGTCATGGACCACTTGGGGATTCACCCAGCGGCGGGACCCGGTGACGAGGACTCGCACAGTCACTTCTCCAGGCTCTTCAGGTAGCTGATGGCCGGGGAGACGTCACTGACGCTGATGGTCGCCTCGGAGTCCTCGCGGCGTTCGTTGAGGTACGCCCGGATAGCTTCTGCGGTCGGATCGCCTGCGTGCTTCAGGAGAAGGGCTCGTAGGTAGTTCTTCTGGCGGTCGCTGGCTGGGCCGCCGCCGAAGAAGCCGAAGTGGAGCAGCGAGCCGTGTGGCATGTAGACCTTGTCCAGCAGCGGGTTGCTGGCGGCACTCTCCATGCGGTTCAGGCCTCCTCTGCCGGTCCCGGTGGACCACAGAGGGTGCGATTTAGGTAGCCGTCAGACCATCTTGTGAATGGCCTGGTACGCGAATATGTGGCGTTTCGTCGCCCACGGTTGCCTACGCTTGGTCGCCATTACGCGCCGCCTACGCGGTTTCCCTGTGAGGTCGTGAGCCGGTTTCCCGCTCCCTTTACCCCACTTGTGGGCCCTACCTTGTCGCACCCTCTGTGGAGTTGTTGGCTAGCTTCCCCCCTGTTCACGGGTGGCTTGCCACCTCCAATATGACACAGCCTTTGACGGGTGGCAAGCCACCTGAGAAGATTCCTCCATGGCCAACGTCCACAAGCACAAGCAGCGCGTACTCCGAGGCATCGACGACGAGCTCACGGAGGACTTCGACAACGCGGCGCGCAACTCAGGAAGCGACCGCAGCACCGTCACCCGCGCCTTCTGGGAGTGGTACGTCGGCCGCCCCGGAGCAGAACATCCACGACGGCCAGCCGCAGCCGAGGAGGGCGGGACCACCGCTTAGGATCTGCGGGTGGCTATCAACTTCCCCGACGATCTGATCGAGCTGGAACGTTCCGCCTGGGCTGCGATCCAGGCCGGGACGCTGACCGTGGACACGGCCCTCGCCGTACAGCAGCGGATCACCGCGTTCGCCGCCGAGACCGGGCAGGCCAGGATCGACGTCGAGATGGCGCTCAAGCGGGCCGTGCGGCATGCGGAGACGGGCAACGGGGCCTGACAGCATGCCGTCCCGCCGGGGTTCCACGCTCGACGGGGCGGTCATCAGCAAACCCGACTTGCTAGTCGGAGTCGTGCCATCAGGCTAGAGGCCGCCACTGACATTCCAGGCGGCCTCGGCGTGCCGCAGCGGGCGGGCTGCCGCAGGCTGGAGGCATGGTCTCCTCCACCCCCGTAGTGATCTACCCGCCCGACGAGGACGGCGGGCGGCGCGTGCGGGTCGACGGCGCAATCCTCGGCCTCGCGTACTCGATACGGGACGTCGCCGCCTTCATGCAGGAAGCCGGACTGCAGGAGTGGGACGAGATGGACGTGGTCCGGTCCGGTTTGATCGAATGGCGTGGGGGTGGTCCCGAGGTGCGGGCACGACCGCCGGAGTAGCCCAGCGGGCGCCACCACGCCGACGGCCGGAGGCTGACCGTGTGCCCCTGCCCTTCCCCATCCGCGTCGCGCTCGCCGAACCCGTCACCGACCAGTCTCCTCGCGCTGTAGCCGTCCGGCGAGCTTCGCGGCGAGCGCGTATGCGGGGTGGTTGTCGAGTTGCCTTCGTCGCCTGTTGTACCGCTGGGTGGTGCGCGGGTCGGTGTGCGACACGGCGTCCTGGACGTCTTGGAGGGGGACACCGTTGGCGAGGTTGTCGGTGATGAACTGGTGCCGCAGCGTGTGGGGCTTGATGCTGGCGGCTTGCGGGATTCCGGCTCGGCGGGCAAGGACGCGGAGGTGCTTCCACACTTCGGGCTGCGTCCAGCGGCGGCCAGTCTCGGTGGTGAAGAGGGGGCCGTCGGTGCGGCCGCCGAGGTAGGCGAGGAGGGCGTCGAGGGCGAGCGGCGGCACGGGGACCGCCTTGCGCTTGTTGCCCTTCAGGGTGAGCGGCAGCGTGCGGTGCCCTCGGTCATAGCCAAGTTGCGTGACGTCGAGCGATAGCACTTCGTCGATGCGGGGCCCGAGAAGGTAGAGGACGGTGACGAGCGCGTAGGAGCGGGGCGCCCAGTCGCGCGCGGTCTCGATGAGCCGCATCGTTTCAGCCTCAGTCATGCCTTCGGTGGGCGAGTAGTCAGGATCGATGTCCGGGCGCGGGACCTTCGCGAAGGGGTCATAGTCGGTGGCCTCGACATCGATGGCGTACCCGTAGAAGGAGCTGGCGGCCGACAGCGCTTGGGCAACCGTGGTGTCCTCCGGGAGCTTGCCGAGGCGGGTCGGCGTTTTGGCGATGCGCTTGCTGTATGCCTCGGCGAGCATCCGCTTCGCGGTGAAGGGGTGCACGCCCGTGCCTCGGGCGTACTCCTCCCACGTCTTGAACGTCCGGACGTAGGCGCGTCTGGTGTGGCGGGACTTCTGTCGTGCGATCCATCCTCCGGCGATGGTGGGTAGCGGGTCTTGGTCGCCGTAGATGGCGGTGAGGTGGTTGGCGAGGGTGCGGGCTTCGTCGGGCCAGTCGTCGCGGGGGTCGTGCCGGTCGGTTGACAGCTCCGCCGACGGGCGCGGGACCAGGGCGGTCATAGCATCGCCTCTGAACGCCACCAGCGCAGCCCCTGGGGGCCAGACCGGAACGGCTCGCCGTCGACCTCGGCAAGGTGACGGTCATACGCCTCGACACACCGTGCGGCATGCTCCCGCTCCGGCGTCGTCATGTTGCGCGTCAGATAGCGCCAGTTCCCATGCAGCCACACGGAGTGCCATGCACCGTTCTCGGCAGTGTCGAGCGTCGGGCGTTCGCACTTGCCCTTGTCTCGCCAGTCGTAGCGGATCCAGAGGATCATCCATCCGCGCTTCGACAGCACCCGGCGAACCGGAAACGGCTTCCAGTAGTTGGCCAGGCGGACGTGTACGGCTTCCGGGTTCTGGGGTTCCCATACGGAGAGCCTCACTCCGGGCCAGATCGGGATCCTCACCTATGCGCCTCCTTATATTGGATAACTGGCATTATCAAACACAGAGTTGCTTGATCGCCAGCACTTCCGGAAACGACGAAGGGCCCCGCTCCGAGAGGAGCAGGGCCCGCGATATTGCATGTTATCGAGAGCCGCCCATGGTCAACTCGTAGCGCCTGAGGGAACGTTATGCGCTGCTCCCCAAGTCGGAGGGCGTCCCTTCAGAGGGAGTCACAGCCTCAAGGTCGGGCAGCGCAACGGCAGGCTGAGCCGCTGGCAGGCGCACGCAGTACGAGCGGCCGGGGGCGTTGGTGAACTCCTCGTCGACCCGGTACGTCCACCCGGTCGGGCTGAAGTCCGCGGCGTCGGTGGCCAGGAGCGCGACGCTGAAACCGCCGCTGGCGCCGAGCGATGCGTTGACCGTGCCGACGAGGATGGTGTCGTACTCGGCGGACACGACCCTCGCCGGCGTGGGGGTGAAGCGGACGACACCGCTGTAGGGAGTGCCGTCGGGATGCCGGTATCCAGTCGCGCCGGCGGTCACGGTGACGGTCTGGACGGAGGGCGGGAACGGCATCGTGGTGCTCCTCTAGATCGGGACGCCCCACCCGCTGAACGCCGGCGGCGGGCTGAGGGCGGTGTACTTGCGGATCCGTGAGCGCCCCGGGCCCCAGCTGATGCCGGGCCCGTCCTCCTGGGCCGTGCCCGCGCCGCCGGAGAGCGTGCGGCCGTTGCCCGAGTAGTCGGCAGTCTCAGGCCGGTGCAGCGGGTACCAGCCGACGAGGTTCGCGATCCGCTGCGGCCGGTAGAGGAGCGCCTCGCTCTCCAGCTCGTTCTGTGTGAGCGCGGCGGTCCAGATCTTCACGGCGCACACCGCCCCGTTGAGCCACTCGGTGCCCCACGCGCTCTCGCCCAGGCGGAGGTTCGCGATGTTGTGAGTGGCCTGCAGACCGGTGAGCGCGCTGGTGGTCACCGTGGTGTCGGAGAGGGCGCGGGAGTACATGGTGCCGCTCGTCCCGCTGATCGAGTAGGCGAGCCAATACCACGTGCCGACGGTCATCGCCCGGCCGGTGCCCGCGAAATTCCCGAGGGGCTCCTCGTAGACGCCCATGGTGACGCCGTCGGTGGCAGTCTGCAGGAAGACCGCATCGCTGGTGCCGTTGTCGAGGCTGACCGCGGTCGAGAAGGTATTGCGGTCGACGGAGACCTTGGCCCAGCAGGAAGCCGAGATCGCGGCCTGTGAGCCGAGCGCGAGGGCCTGGGTGTAGTCCTCGGCGTCGGCATCGAAGCGGACGGCCATCGTCTACGCGTCCGAGTAGGTGAGGCGACCCTGGATCAGCCAGGCGTCGTTGGCCATGGTGTCGGCGCCGTTGGAGCCGATGCGGCGGATCCGGACCCAGACGATGTCGTCTGCGGCGATCGAGTCGAGGTTGGAGATCGTGACGCTCGCCTTGTGGACGCGCTTGCCCACCGTGCCGAGGTGGGTGTCGTCGACGGTCTGCGCGGTGGCGAGGCCGTCGGTGGTGACGTCCTGGCTGTCGGTGTCGGGGGTGATGGCGGCGATGGCGGCTTCCCATCGCACCACGCCCGACGTGGCATTTTCGGCGTACCAGAGGATCTCGCAGGTGACGTTGCCGCTGCCGTAGCCGAAGCTGTCGATCTTCCAGAAGGCGGCCTCGTCCGCCGCCGCGTCGAACCTCAGCCCCGTGACGGGGAAGTTGCTGCCGTTCACCTTGTCGATCTGAGGGAACGTCGAGGCCAGGAAGCATGCTTCCTCTGGCGCGAGGTCGAGTCGGACGTTGGCCATCAGTCCTCCTCCGCTCGGAGCTTGCCTGCCCGGCGCATCGCCACGTAGCAGAACAACAAGGTTTTCAAGGCCAAGCTCGCGGTGCCTCGGAACGGCTGCGGAAGCGCGGTGTTGTACGACGACTGATTCGCCTCGATCCAGTCGTCCGTCGCGGCAACCGCGGCCGCCAGATCCGGCTTCGTCAGCCCCGACAGCGGCAGGTCCAGGTCACGCATCCACTGCGCAAGCACCCGCGCCCGCCCCACAGGGTCCAATACAGCCATCAGCGTCACACCCCCAGGAGGATCTGCACAGTGAGGTCAGCGCCAGCTACGGTCGAGCCGACCTGGTCGATGTCGACGGTGAAGTAGCCGCCGTCGGCGATCGTCGTGGTGTTCATGTTGGTGACCTTCCCGGACGTGTTGCCAGACGCGGCGATCGTGGGCCGGTTGCCCTGGGTGGAGAAGATCGTGGATCCGCCGACGTTGATGTCGACGATGATCGAGGCACCGGTCGGCGCGGTGCCGACGGAGGTCCTCACTCCGACGATGGTCATGGTCGATCCGGCGTCGTTATAGAGGCGGTGGGTACCCGTGCCGGTGGTGAGCGTCCCAGCCTTGGAGAAGGCCAGTACGACCCTGGCGCGGGCGTCGACGTACTGCTTGGTTGCGGCCTCGAGCGCCGCGTCCGGATCTCGGGGCAGCAGAACGTCTGTCCTGAACTCCGGCATGACTAGCCCTGGACCGTCACGCGGAACTGGTTGGTCGTGGGGGCGGTCACGAAGGTGAGGGTGACGGTGTTGGTGTCGGTTGCCACCCAGTCCGTGTACACGGCGACATCGTCGGAGGCGCGTCGGACAGTGACGCTGACGTCCTTGGTCCCCAGGTTGTGCGTCACCCCGATCGACGTCGCGGAGCCGTTGCCGATGGACGCGGACGCATGCCGGGTGACGACGGACGTGTCCACGGCCACGGTGTTCGTGGCGACGGTGATGCCTGTTCCCTGCCCCACCGCGAGGACTCCGGAGGACTCCGTCAGGCCAGCGCCTGCCGCGGCGGACCCGATGCGCACGCCACTCGCCGACTTCTGCAGCGTCGAGCCGTCCAGCTCGAGTGCGAACTGAGTGCCGGACAACTCCAGGCCCTGGCCATCGGCGGTGTATGCCTGGCCGCCGCCGAACTGCGTCCAGGTCAGGGCCGTGGTGTCGAGGGTGATCGAGTCGGTGGTGAGCGTGTACGCCTTGTCGGCGTTCGCGGTGCCCTCCAGCACCATGACGGCGGCGCCGAGGAGTTCCGCGGCCGTGTCGGCGTCCGCTGCGCGCGCGGGAGCGCCGGACGCCGCGACGATGCGGATGCCGTTCTCCTCGCCCGCGGTCTGGTTCTTCAGCAGGATGCGGTCACCCGTGGCCAGGGTGACGCCGTCGACGGTGGAGCCGTTAGCGAACGCCGAGGCCAGAGTGCCGTTGGCGGTGGTCGCCACGCGTACCGGGGCCTTCCAGCGCAGGCCGTTCAGCAGGTTGTCGACGTAGGACTTGGTGGCGAGGTCGGAGGCGGACGACGGGTCGGCGGCGTTCTGGGCGCGCTGCCCGGAGAGGTCGACGCCGGTCAGGAACGGTACGGGCATGGCGGGGTGTGCCTTTCAGGAGCAGACGGCGCGGCCTGTGTACGGAGTGGGGAAGGTGATCACTGCGAGGTCGGTGGAGCTGTGGTCGACGTCGGCGAAGACCTGCCGCCCGTCGGCCGCGATGATCGACACGTTGGGGTGCTTGCCGAGGCTGTGCGGGACCTGCCACGTCGCGGCCGGGGCCGACTGCACGTGCTCGTAGCGGAACTCGGCTCCTGGAGGGCCGGTGACGACGAGGTAGTCGCCGAGCGCCGGATCGGTTGGGGCCACGTCGGCCAGATCCACCAGCGGCGCAGCCAGCGGCAGCGCGAGCGGAAACGTCCGCCCCGCGCTGCCGGTCAGCACCTCGTCGACCCGGTACGTCCAGTCGACAGGGGTCACATCCGGATCATCCGTGGCCAGCAGCGCGACGGTGAACGCGCCGGTGGCATCCAGGACGGCGTCGACGGTGCCGAGGATCAGGGCGCCGTGCAGGGCGGACGTGAGCGTGCGCGGCTGAGTCGCGAACCGCACTGCCCCAGCTCGGGGAGTCCCATCGGGGGCGAGGTACCGGCCGGTGACCGTGACCGTAGAGAGGCCTGCGGGTAGCGGCATCACAACCCCCTGGCTGTTGCGGTCATGGCGCTCCAGTTCTCACGCGTCGATGTGGTCGAGGTAGGGGCGGGCGCGGTCGGGGATCGGCCGCGCGAGCGGGGGCTCGAGACCGGCCTTGCGGATGGTCCGGACGAGGCTGTGGCGGTCGTCGACGAGCCAGGCGATCGCGGCGCCCTGGCCGGTGATCTGGTCCTGCTGCTCCCGCTGGCGCTGCTCGAGACGCTGGATCTCGGTGTCCATCCGGTTAGTGACGGTGGTGAAATCGTCACGGCGTTCCTGGCGTGGGGTCCTGCGCGCCGCGCGGGCTGCCCAGAGTCCGCAGATGCCGGTGACGGCGGTGACCACCACTGACGCAAGTGTCTCAACGCCCATCTGCGGGCCCCAATCTCTTGGGCCGGGGCGGCTCGCGCCATCCGGCTACGACTATCACCGGAACGGCGATCACCCCCCAGATCAGGGCAGCGACCCAGCCGCGATTGAACTCCCCCATCGCCCAGGAGGCGGCGTAGGAGCCCATCCACGGCAGCACGATCACGACCAGGGCGAGGAACCCGGTCCAGTCGCGGCCCTGAGGGAGCCACGCGGAGATGACCGCGAGGAGCCCGGCCGCGATCCACATCCAGGCCCACACGTCCAGCGGGATCCGGTCCAGGAGCAGCCGCAGGCCCCTCTGGTCCGGCTGCGGGGACACCAGCTGCCCGTATCCGTAGAGCGCCCACACCGTGCCGTAGGACAGGAGGATCGCGCCGCGGCGGCCGAGCATCCGCCCCAGCCGCCGCAGCGCGCGGCAGCGCACTCAGACTCCAGCCGGAGCATCAGGCCGCGAGGGGGTGACCTGGCTGCGGGTGACGAGAGCGAGAACCGCAAGTACGAGGGCGTTGACGGCGCCGACGGTCTCCTGGGAAACGTCCATGCCGTAAGCGGCGAGCAGTGCGAAACCCGCGGCAGCGAGACCGGTAAACGCCGACGGCGCGACGGGCCGGGTGATGGCCGCGGTGGCCGCGGCGAACACGGCGGAGATGACGGCGACGATCGCGGCGGCCTGCTCGGCGGACAGTCCGTCGAAGCCGAAGCTGACCAGCAGCGACAGCCCGGCGCTGACCGTTGCGATTATGAGAGCCGGTTCACGGCCGAAGATCTTCATGTCCTTCTCGCTTCCTGTTCGGCAAGCCACCGCCGGACGGTCTGGTTGTGTCGGGCGTCTGCGAGGGCGTTGTGCTCACCGCTGTCTTGCTTGGGCAGGTCGTCCCAGCTCAGGCCGAGCCGGGTGCGTTCCTGCTGGATGTCGTGCGTGAACATCGGGACACCCTCGGGCAGGTCGATCATGCGGCCCCAGAGCTGGGCTAGGCAGACGTGGTCGTAGGCCCCGTAGTTGGCCCACAGCTGCACATCAGGTCCGGCTGCGCGGATGAACTCCATGACCTCGTCGGCGATTCGGTCCCGGCGCTTCACCGCTGGGTCGGCGTAGTGGAATAGCCATCGCTTCGGCATGTGAATCTTGGCGTCGCCATGCCCTTTGGGCAGGCCCGGGACGACGTTCTCCATGAGCCACTTGTGCTTGCGGATGCGGCGGACGGGCATGTCGCGGTTGACGGCGTAGTACTCGCGGCCGTCGTCGCACACCATGCCGATGGAGATCAGCTCGATGGTGCGGCCATCCTCCAGGAACTCCAGGTCGTAGTCGATCGCCGTCATGAGGCGTCGGGGACGTCGAGGCGGATTTCGATGGACTCAATGGCGGCGCGGAGTTCGGCGACGATCGCGGCGGGATCGAGGTCTCCGAGGCCGGCGGCCAGCGTCGCGACGGTCTTCACGAGTTCGTTCACGGTGGCGGCCTGCGCGGACTGCTGGGCCTGGAGGGTGCGCAGCCGCTTCCCCATGTCGATCAGGATTGAGGCGGGCTTCCATTCGGTGTTGCCGGGTGCACCCCAGCCGTCGGGTACGCCGACCACGCCGTCGGTCTCCCACACCGCCTCGCAGATGTCCTTGCTGCTTATGCCCGCCATCGGGTCCTCCTCAGGTGCAGTGTTGTTGTCGAGGCGCGCGGCGATCCGGCCGCGCATGGTCTGCATGGAGAAGCCCTTGGGATCGATTTTCCCGGGCTGCCATTCGAGGTGGCCGATGACCGAGCCTGCGCCCCATCCGTGGTGGCGGCAGATCGCGGCGGAGACGCGCTCGATGGCCTGGAGCTGCGCGGCAGGCCAGGGGTCGGTGCCGTTGCCGAGGTTCTCGCACTCGAAGCCGTAGAAGTGGCGGTTGCCGTCGGTGTTGGCCTCGTTGTCGGCGGGGAGGGCCTTCTCGTTGATGACGGCCTGGAGGACGTCGTCGTCGCCGAGTCCGGCGTGGTTGGAGCGGCCGTAGCCGACGAGATGGACGCGGCCGTCCTTGGTGATGACGCCGTGGCAGAGCGGGCCCGGCAGGGTGGAGTGGCCGTCGCGGCAGATGCGCACGGTGGCGGCGCTGCCCGTCGTGACGGTGTGGTGGATCATCACACCGTGCACCGGGCCCCAGGGGCCGACGTGGTTGCGGTTGTGTTCGCGCCAGTTGCCGACCTCGACGACGGTCACGCCTTCCGCCTCGAGTGCGACGAGTAGCTGGGATGCGGTCATTGGCGGTGCCATGCGGGTCTCCCTCACAACAGGCGCTACCTTCAAATCGTAGCCCGGTTCCCCGCTTTCACCTACGAATCACAGGTATCGTTATGGGTGGGTTCTGCTCAGGGACCCGTGGCGGGGATGTGGCCGTGCGGGTCCGCCTCCCCGCCACACCCAACCCGCGCCCACCCGCACACACCCGCACGGGAGTGACATGACGGCCCTCCTCGCAGCCCTCACCTTCCTCTTCGCCTACACGGCGCTGGCACCCCCGCCTGAGGTGCGCGTCGAATCCGTGCCTGCGCGGTCCGGCTGCCAATGGGAGGCGCGGTGAACACCTTCCAGATCATCCAGCTCGCCATGTGCGCGGTGTTCGCCCTCTGCTGCTCACTCGTCGCCGTGCAGGCGCAGCGCTTCGTCCGCCAGGCCCAGACTGCCGCAGCGCGCTCAGAAGCGTCGGCCCGGCGAGCAGAGGCCCTCGCAGAGTTGTCCACCAGCAAGGAGCTCGACGCATGAAGGTACTGATCACCGGAGGCTCAGGCTTCATCGCCTCGTGGGTTCGCCGTGAACTCCTGGCCCGAGGGCACGGCGTGCTGGTCATGGACCACCAGGACCGCCGCCAGCAACTCGCCGACGGTGAGGAGTTCTTCCTCGGCGACGTCCGCGACACCACCGCCGTCACCGAGGCCGCCGCACACGTCGACGGGATCATCCACCTCGCGGCCGTCCTCGGTACCCAGGAGACGATCAGCAACCCCCGGCCGTCCGCCGAGACCAACATCCTCGGCAGCCTGAACGTCTTCGAGGCGGCCGCCCAGTACAGCCTCCCCACCGTCTATGCAGGCGTCGGCAACCACGCCTTCCGGCTGATCGGCACGGGCTGCTACACGATCACCAAGTCAGCGGCCGAAGACCTCGCCCGCATGTACAACCTCTACCGCGACGGCGGGCAGATCACGATCGTCCGGCCGGTCAACGCCTACGGTCCGGGACAAAGCGTGGCTGCCCCCTACGGCACGAGCAAGGTTCGCAAAATCATGCCTGCCCTGAGTTGCCGTGCACTCACCGGCGCCCCCATCGAGGTGTACGGGGACGGCACTCAGGTCTCCGACTGCGTGTACGTCGAGGACGTCGCTAAGGCGTTCGCTGCCGCGCTCGAGCACACCGTCGAGCACGGGCCGACGGAGCGACCGGTGGAGGTCGGGCCGCTCGAATCCCGCACCGTCAACGACATCGCCCGCCTCGTCGCCGAGTACGCCGCCCAGCTCACCGGCCGGGAGCCCGTCGCGATCACCCATCTACCCATGCGGCCTGGCGAAGTCCCGAACGCGATCGTCTCCTCCGACACGGACACGCTGAAACAGATCGGCATGACCGCTGCCGACTTCGTGCCGCTCGAGGACGGCGTCCATCGCACCGTCGACTACTACGCCACCACCTGGCTCCCCGACTACCTGGCGGCATGACGTGCGCGTGCACTTCTGGACAGCGGACACCGCAGGATCTGGCATGTACCGCGGGATCCTCCCAGCCATCTCCCTGGACTGGCTCGGCCACCAGGTATCGGCCGGCATGCAACTGCCGGAGAACTGGCGGGAACAAGGGCTCGACGTAGTCGTCGGCTGCCGGGTCGCGAAACCCGGCCCCTCGACGGTGTGGCGCCAGATGCGCGACGTGGGAGTCCGGCTCGTGCTGGATCTCGACGACGACTACTTTCACCTCGACCCGGCCAACACCATGGCCTATCGCCTGTGGTCCCATCCCCGGATGCGGCAGGGCCTCCTTGACAACATCGCGCTGGCTCACACGGTCACCTGCTGCTCAGAGCAGCTGGCTACGGTCCTGCGGGAACATCACGACGACGTGCGGGTGATCCCCAACGGTCTCCCGGCTCAGCACCTCGGATCGCCACGGGACTACGATCCCGAGCTGCTGTCGGTGGGATGGGCAGGCACGGCATCCACGATGCACGAGCTGCCCCAGGCGGTCCGGGCGCTGAACAGGATCGCGGAGTACCGGCGCCCCGGCGGGGTCGTCGTGAGACTCGTCGGAATCGACCAGTCCACTGCGGTCAGCCTGGGCCTGAAGGGCCGACGGCTTGGGGCGCTGGGCTGGGTGGAGGACTTCGGGCACTACCTGACGGCGGTAGAGGAGTTCGACGTCTGGGTCGCCCCGTACCGGGACATCGACTTCAACCGGGCGAAGTTCCCGACGAAGTATCTCGAAGCGAGCATGCTCGGCATCCCGCTGATCGCCTCCGACATCGAGCCGTACCGGCAGGTGATCCGCCACGGGGAGAACGGGTTCCTGGTGCGCCACGAGCACGAGTGGGGCCGCTACCTGAAGCGCCTCGTCGATGATCCGGGGCTGCGGCGGCGGATGGGCATGGCAGCGCGCGCCGGGGCCTCCGGGTCGATCCTGCAGGCCATCAACCAGCAGTGGGAAGCGGCGCTCGCGCCTGCCATGGAGAGGACACCGGCATGATCGATGGGAAACGGGTCGTTGCGTGGACGCCCTATGGCAGGCGCCGGACCTACAGCATTCTGATCAAGTACCTGCAGCGGGACGTCGAGCGTGGCCTGGTCGACGAGGTATGGGCGTACATGAACACCGACCCTCGCGGCCAGGAGGACGACATCGCCTACGCGCACGAGCTCGCTGAGGAGCACGACTGGTTCCGGCTCGTGCACCGGCCGGAAGGCGTCAGCCTCGGGCGGCTGCCGAAGCAGCGCTACACCGGGCTCGCCTACCGGTACATGACCGATCCCGACACGGTGTACGTCCGCCTCGACGACGACGTCGTCTACATCCACGAGGACGCCATCGAGCACCTGCTGCGGGCCCGCATCGAGATGCCCGCCCCGGTCGCCGTGTTCCCGATCATCATCAACAACGCGATCTGCAGCCACTTCCTGCAGTTGTGCGGGAAGATCCCCATGGAGTGGGGCGAGGTGAAGCCGTACTGCATGGACCCCACCGGGTGGGCCAACGGCCCATTCGCTGTGCGCCTGCACGAGTTGCTGCTCAGCCACATCGAGGCGGGCACGGTCGAGGATCTGTACCTGTACCAGGACTTCCCGCTGGCCCCGGGTACGCAGTTCTCCGTGTCCTGTTTTGCGTCCCGCGGCGAGGACTACGCGGCGCTCCCCCGGCCCGGCGTCCTTGTGCCCGACGAGGAAGAGTCGTGGCACACGATCCATCAGCCCGCGGCGAGGGGCGTGCCGAACATCTTGCGCGGCAACGTGGTGGTCAGCCACTGGTCGTTCTTCCCTCAGCATCCGTTCCTCAATGCGACCGACCTCCTGGACCGGTACCGGCAGGCCGCAGAGAAGGCGGTGACGGCATGAGCCAGCAGATCCCCATCGAGGACGCGCTGGACGCGTTCCGCAAGAAGTGCGGTGAACTCCTGGATGCGAACGTCCTCCTCGAGGCGCGCGCCATCAGCCTGGAGCGCCGCGTGGAGGAACTGGAAAGCGCAGGCGGCAGCCAGGCTGCCACGGGCGTGCCCGGAGGTCAGGACGCCGCCTCGTAGATGAAGGTGCCGCGGATGGCATCGTTCTGCGCCCACGTCCACGGGCTGACGGAGTCGATGATGCCCCAGTTCGGCGATGTCATCGCGACAGCATCCGCGCGGCCCGACGAGTTCTGCAGCTGGAACGTGCCGGTGGTGACGAGGTTGACGCGGCAGACGGCGACGGCGCCGATGGACGAGGCGTCGTTGATCTCTGCCATGCCCGCGCACTCCGGGGTGTGCTCGGCCTCGACGGGGAGGGAGAACCTCCAATTGTCCGAGGTGCCGCCGCCCCCGAAGTTGGTGGTGCTGCCGAAGGTGATGCTGAAGCTCACGATGACGGTGCGGCCGATCTTCGTGTAGGACGCGGTGACCGTCGCGTTGCCCAGGCTGGGGGTGTTCGAGCCGGTCGAAGTCGTCCACGCCGGCGTGTACGTGGACCAGGCCCCGGCAGGAAAGTTGGAGGCCGCGAGCGCTCCTGATGCGGTCAGGGAGCCGGTGAGGGCCAGGGCTGCGGTGCCGCTGCGGGCGAGGACCGCGTCGGCGGCTGAGGACCCACCGGGGCCCCAGTTGAGGGTGCCGTCGGTGTCGACGAGGAACCGGCTCTGGGTGTCGCCGGTGACGCGGAGGCTGATCGCGTCGGTCGTGGTCGCAGCGTTGACGACGGCGAGGCTAGCCCCGCTGCTGCTGGCGCCGATGTTGACCTGGCGTCCGGACGTGAGGTCGAGGTCGGCATTGAAAGTCGAGCTGCTGTTGGGGATTTGCACCCATGAGGCGCTGGCCGGGCTCGTGCCGTTGGAGAAGTACGAGCGATACGACGTGTCGGACTCCGCGATCGCCTTACCCGGGTACGGGGAGGACGGCCTCGTGCTGCTGGTGACGATCTGGAGGCCCGCAGCGAGATCGACCTTGTCCCAGTTCTGGTTGAGGTCGGTCTGGACGTTGACCAGCTCGGAGCCGTCGTTGAGGGGCTTGTAGAGGCCGAGCCTCGTGGTGGACGGTTCAGGCACCGGAGGTCTCCTTCTTGTTCTGGCTGGCCTTCAGCTCGGCGTTGCGACGATCGGCTGCGGAGTCGAGGACGACGGGCGCCTCCGGCCGGGCCTGGACGCGGCGCCGGTTCGCCTCAACCTTCGACGCCCGCGCGGCCACATCAGCTGCATCGAGCGGTTGCCGGGTGATGACCGCGAGGGGGCTCGCCTTGCCCTTCGGCACGCTGACGCGGACCACGTGAGTCCTCGCGTGCGCAATGCGCATCAGATGCGCCTCCCGGGCCGCCTGAGCGGTCTCTGCGGTGTACAGCGTGGTCGGCACCGGATCGCCCGCGCGCACGGTGCCGCGGGAGACGTTGGCCGGGGACATCAGCCCGGCGGCGAGCACCGGGTCGTCCGCGGCGGTGATCGGGTCGTCGGGGTGCGGTGCGAACGGCTCGTGGAGCACGACGTCCAGCAGGGCGGCGGTGTCGGCCGGGTCGAGGCCGTACTCGGCGGCCCGCCAGGCGAGGGTGTCGGTGGGGAAGACGTGCCGGTACGTGCCGCCGTCCGGTTTGCGCATGTCCACGGCCCAGCACGGCGTGTCGGGGTTGGGCCAGTACTCGGTGACGGCGATGACCTCGTAGGTGTCGGGCATGGGGTCCTCAGATCCTGTAGCACCAGAAGTAGATCGACCAGGCCCCGTTGGCGGCGCCGGAGAGCTGGCAGGTGAAGCTGGTGGCGTCGCTGGCTGAGACCACGAAGCCGCGCGTGTTGGCCACGGAGGGGTTGTCGCGGACGGCGACGATGGGCAGGAGCTGGGTGTCCATCGTCGGCCCGAAGGACAGCGCGACGGCATCCCCGGAGCTGGGGCCCGCCAGGCTGCCGGTGAAGATCCCTTCGTTGGAGTCGACGGCCAGGAAGTCCGCCCACCGCCCGATGTGCCGGGTGCGGCCGGAGAAGAACTGCATGTGGTTGGCGGTGCTGCTGACCCCGCTGTCCCACCCGACCCAGCCCTGCGTGGAGGTGGCGAAGAACTTCCCGCCGTCGGTGCCGCCGGAGGAGTAGCCGACGAAAGCGCTGGAGGGCTGCACGAACGCGTACCCGCCGCGGCGCTGCTGGGTGTCTGCCCGCAGCACGGCGAACTCACTGGTCCCGCCGGTCAGGTAAAGGCGGGCGTAGCAGTCGACACCGGAGTCGTCGAACACGCCGCCGTTCACACCGAGGTTGACCTCGGCGCCCGTCGAGACGCCGTTGATGTAGCCGAAGTTGGAGCCGCTGGAGGCGTAGAAGCGGATCTCCGGCAGGTAGGTCGCCGTCGGATTGATCTCCAGGCGTCGGCCGCTGGTGCCAGAGATGATCTGCCCGAGGATCGTCACATCGCCGGTGGCGGAGTCGATGTTGACGGTCTGAGCGCCACCCGCGTTGTATGCCTGCAGCCCGGACGAGGCCAGCTCGACGCGGGCGCCGGTCTCCGCCGTGCGGATCGACGCGGCGAGCAGCCAGTTCGCGGACACCGTGCCCGCGGTGACCTTGCTGACGGTCAGGTCGGAGATGTGCGCGTCGTCGATCAGGAGCGCGGTCGCGGTCGCCGCGTCGGAGGGCCCGGACTTGTTGCCCGTCTTGTCGACCGCGACCACACGGACGTAGCGGGCGGACGTCTCCTCGACCTGCACCGTGAACACGACGGGGATCTGCGCCTGGATCATGCCCGCGTTCGCTGGGGCCTTGCCCTTCAGGGTGTTCTCGGTCGGCGTGAAGGTGGGCTCGTAGTCGACGTGGATCTCCAGATGATCCATGTCGGACTCCAGGTTGAAGGTGCCGCCAGAGCTCTTGCCCAGCTCGTGCGTGACCTGCACCGCGATCCGCGACCCGGCCACCGCCGGAGCCGCCGGAGCCGACGGCGGGATGTTGTCCTGGGACGTCACGAACGTCGTGACCGGTCCCCATGCCCCGGTGTTGCCGACCTTGTCGACGGCGCGGATCTGCACGTCGTAGCCGACCCCAGGCGACAGGTCCTGCAACTGGGCGGTGGCCTCGCCCCAGGCGACGAACATCGTCTGCCAGTCCCCGTCGGGCGCCGCGAACGGCTGTGCCCAGGTCTGCAGGTCCATCCAGCGGACCTGGGCGATCTGCGCCCACGTGGCCGGGTAGATCATGTCGGTGTCGATGGCGTACCGGATCTCGAAGTGGTCGCCGTCGAGGATGGTGGAGCCGTCGACGTTCAGCGGCGCGTTCCAGGAGATGATGACGCACGCTCGGGTGAAGCCTCGCGCGTCCAAGTAGGCGGAGCCGACGAAGGGTTCGATCAGCGTCGGGATCCCGGGGACGCTGGTGTCGGCGTTGGGTCGGGACCCGACAGGTTCCGTGCCCGCCCCGCTCAGGGCGCGGCCGAACTCCCCGACAGTGATGCGCACCTCGGACGCGGCTTCAAACTCCGTGTAGTCCGTCAGGTCCGTCCAGACACCGGTGCCAGACCGGTAGGCGATGGTGTAGCCGCTGGTGACGGGCCACGTCGCCTCCGCGACCCGAAGCTTGATCGGGTTGATGCGCTCGCCGCGGAAGGTGACCTCGCTCGCGGTATCGATCAGTCCTTGATCGGGGTCGTACACCCACACGTAGTCGCCGACGTCGAAGCTTCCCTGCACGTCATAGTCGGTGGTCGACAGTTCCAGGGCGTCGCGGGTACCGGTGTACTGGGAGAGTGCGACCGCGGCGCGGGTGTCGGCGTTGGTGATGGTGGTGTCGGACTCCGAGACCAGGCGGGTCAGCCGCAGCGGGTTGCCGTGCAGGTCCTTGTAGCCGGTGGCCGGAGACAGGTCGGCGGTCCCCGTCGCGATCGATTCCCCCTCGCCCTCGGCGAGCAGCACGACGCGGGTGCTGTAGTCCTCTACGTCGCGAGCCACGCCGGTGGAGCCGGGCAGGGCGCGCAGCGTCATGTCCTCGCCCGCGCCGCGCTTGACGATGACGCAGCGGGGGCTGGTGACGTACAGGGCGCTCTCGGGGCCGGCGTCGAGGGTGCCGTCTCCGTTGACGCGCCAGCCGACGGGGATCGCGGTGGTCGACATGGTGTCGCACACGTACTGGATGGCGGTGCGGGGCGTCTCGTAGATGTGACGTCCGGAATAGCTGCCGGTCACGGAGTAGATGGTGCCCGCCGTGACGGCCCCGGAGGCGGGCAACAGCATGTTGATCGTGCTGGCGAAGCTGGCGGAGGCGGGCATGATGGCGTTCTCGTAGATGTCGCCCTTGTTGTCTTCGTCGCCGAGCCAGAAGGCCATGCCCACCCCTGTGATGCGGGTGGCGTCCTCGGTGCGTTTGGTGCGCCGGTCGTCGTCGACGCGCCGGCCGCGGACGACGCCGACATAGCGGGCCGCGCCGAGCAGGCCGTCACCGGCGGCGGCCGGGTTGACGCGGCCGGGGATGATCGCGACGTGGCCGAAGTAGGTGATCGTGTCGAGGACTTCGCGGGGGATGTCCGGGGTGAGGCTGATCTCGAAGCTGCCGAGGGCTTCGAGGACTTCGGTGACCGGCATTCCTCACCGCCTCACGCAGTAGGTCGATTCGGGCAGGCAGGCGATGTACTGGTTGCGCAGGTCGGCGGCCGCGTCGCCCGAGACCGCGGAGCTGCCGCCTGCCTCAACGCCGATCCAGAAGTCCAGAGCCGTGGCGGCGGCCTTCTGCACTCCGCCGTTGGCGTGCGTGGTGAAGGTGCGGGCGGACCCGAGGGTGAACCGGTTCCCGTCGGCGTCGTTGCTGGTGGCCCGGACGTACCCGGAAGCGGCGAACGACGTGTTCGTCTCCAGGGTGCTGCGGTAGGCGGCCAGCGTGGCCGAGGTGCCGACTTGCAGGTAGCCCTCGACGAACCGGCTACCGCGGCGCAGTGCCAGGTCCAGGGAGGCCCGGCCAGGGTTGAGCCCCTTGGTGAGCCGGACGACGACGTGCTCGGGTTCGTTGCGCAGCAGGGTCGCACCGTCCCAGGAGGTGATCGACGACGCTGATCCTGCCGCGCTGATATTCCACAGCCGGGATCGCCAGGCGCCGCCTGTGTAGGCCTGGACGTCGAGTGTGGCGGACGCAGACGGGGTCACGTTGACCAGGCCGTTCGTGAGGGCCCAGCCAGTAGGCGCCAGGGCCTGGTCGACGCCGCAGAGTTCCGTGCCGGACGAGGTGAGCCGTACCCGGCCGACCAGGTAGGCGGTGGCCGCGCAACCCCAGCGCGGCGAGACGCTGCTCGGGACGCTGCGGTAGACGGTCATGGCCCCGTCGGCTCCGGTACGCGTCATGGTCGTGGGGTTGCTGCTCCCGGTGTAGTAGGCGTAATGGCCGATGGGCGGGGCGTGCCAGCGCTCCCCCGTGAGGCTGAAGTCGTTGGCCCGGACCACGCCGGTGAGCCGGGACTGCAGGTCGACCTCGGCGTCGCTGCCCTGGCGGGACAGGGACACCTTCCAGTCGCTGGTGACAACCTCATTGCGCCATTCCGTGTAGTCCGCCGAGACACTATTGATCTCGTAATAGCCGTTGCGTTCCGGCTTGTCGGTAAAGGTGGCGGGCACGATGGATCCCGGCTCCAGTGCGCACAGGTTGTCGTGGCGCCACACCAGTTCCGCCCGGGTGAGGGGCGGGCTGGATTCCTGCCCCTCCAGGGAGAGGTCGCGGCTGTCGCTGCTGGATTCGCCCACGTTGAAGGTCTCGCGCAGGAGTAGGCGGCCGAGCTGGAGGTCTCCGTAGTCGCCTTGCATCAGCGGCTCACCATCCTCTGGCGCTGGTAGACGCGGAGTTCTTCGTTCATGTCCTTCACCAGCGCCCTGGCTGCGGCCCGCCGTTCAGCAGGAGACGCGAAGTCGAACGTCCCGCTCACGTGCACGGTCAGGTTGTGGATGACCATCCCGCCTCCGGCCGGGGCCCCGGTCTGCGGAAGACTGGGCAGTGCGGCGCGGGTTCTACTGGGGATGAGGGTGCGGCCTGCCGCCATGCGCTTAGCCCAGCCCTGCTCAACACCCTGAAAGGCGTAGGAGCCGATCGGTTCCATGACTTTCGACGGTGACCGAATGCCGAGGGCCTTCTTGATGGCCTTCTCCATCGACTGGGCGATGCGCATCATGGTTGCTTCGATCTTGTTCTGCTGAGCCGTGAGGCCCTTCACCAGCCCCTCTGCAGCCTTCAGGCCCGCCCCGTACATAGCCTTCGCCGCCGTCGTCCCTGCGGCATCGGAAGACCGCTGAAGCTGCTTCTGCAGTTCATTGATCTTCTTGATCTGTTCCGGAGTGGCGCGCAGCAGGGACTGGGCCGTGGCCAGACCGCCGCCGGTGACCCCGGCCTGGGCGATGTCACCGAGGGCAGTGGCGTTCAGCCCGCGTGCCCGGAGCTGTTCGAGCATCTTCGAGAACTCGCTCGTGCGCGAGGTGTCGGACTGGAGCTGCTTGATCAGTGTCTCGGGCGACGTGCCGAATTTACCGATCTTCGCGATGTTGCCGAAGGACACCAGGGACGACGACACCGACGTCTTGAGCTGATCGAACTTGCCCTTCAGGTCATCGAGTTTCGTCTTCGCCGACTCCAGGGACTTGTTGACCGACTCCAGCTTCTTCTGATTCGCCAGCAGCGTCTTCCCTGACGAGGTGAGCTGGGAGACCAGCCGTCTCTCGGTGGACCCGGTGAAGGCTTTCTTGATGTTCGACAGGTACGTGTTGATCGACGACACCAGGGTCGACACCGAGTCCGGCATGCCTAGATCGTGGACGGTCTCGGTGTGCTTGTAGCCCGCCAGACGCCCGCCAGTGGTGAAGGTGGTGTCGCTGCGCAGCGCGGACTTGCCCTCGGCCTGACGGCGCCGTTCCTCGGCCTCCCGCTGCTTCTTCTTCTCCAAGGCCGCGCGCTGCTTCGCGGTGAGCTTGCCGCCCTTCTTGAACCCGGCCGGACGGAACGTCCCCGTGTTGATCGCGTGCATGAACTCGTCGCCGTACTTGGCGACCGCCGCCGCCCGGATCACCCACTCGCCATTGGACAGCAGCGCCGGAATACTGTCCGAAGTGCTAGTGCCGGGGCCCTCGACACGACCGCCGACCGGGGTGCCGCCAGCGGCGAGCCGGACCGGGCCGCCCTTAGCACGGCGGAAGGACTCGGCTTGTCTGCGGACGGCGTCGGCGGTGGTCTTGATCTCGTAGCTGACGTGCTCCGAGATCGTGCGGCGCCGGGTCGTGATCGTGATGCTCTTGTCCGAGAGCCGGTCCCGCGCCGCCTGCACACCGCCGATATTGCTCAACGCCGTACCGGTCTTCGCGGTGACGCTCAGGCTCCCGTCCGGCAACCGCTTGACCTTGAATCCGACCGCCTCAAGTGCGTCGATCGCGCTCTTTGAGAGCGTCTTGACCGTGACGCTCTTTGATCCGGGCGTCGCCCTGATCTTCTTGATGACGGCGTCGAGCCCAGCGATCGCGTCCTCGCGCTTCATCTCGAGACGGGTCGACTTCTTGTCCGGGATTTTCAGCACCGAGCTGGCGAACGCCTCTGCCTGCGCCTTGGACAGGCCCATCTGCTGGGCGTACTGCACGAGACTGGACCGGCCCCGGGTGTAGATCCCGTTGACCCTCTCCCACGAGGCGCCGGACTCCCGTGCCGCCGCTGCCGCGGCATCGGTGTTCTGCGCCAAGGCCCGCAGCGCAGATTCCGCCGCTCGCGCCTTGGCAGAGTTCAGATCCAGTTGCCCATTGACCATGGCCAGCGACCCGCGGTTCTCCTGAGCTGCCTTCGCCGCGTCATCGATGGACTGCTCGAACGCATTCATCGCCCCGAGCCCTCCGCGCTGCACATCGTTGAGGGCCTGAATGGCTTGCCGTAGTCCATCCGCAGACTGCTTCTGCTGGTCGAGCTTGGACTTCGTCGCGACCGCCTGCTGCCCGAAAAGGCCCATGCCCGCAGCCGCCAGCTGCTGCTCCGCCCGCAGCGAGGCAACGGCCCCCTTGTACTGCGGGAACAGCTTGTTGATGTCGTCGGTGGACTTACCGGCGTTCCGCAAAGCGGTCTTGATTTTGTTGAAGTCCTCGGCGGCGGCCTTGCCGCTGCCGCTGGACACCATTCCAGCTAGCGCTGCATCGAGGGACTTGAAGTCGTCCTTGAGTGCGTTGAGGGACTCGCCGCCCTTGGTGAAGTCATCGACTGCACTGGCGATCTTGTCTGCGGCGTCGTCGAGGCCGGGGATGCGGAAGCCGAAGGCGGTCTCCTTGGACTTCGCCGTGGCCGCGTCCAGCTTCCTGACCTTCGCCACCAGCCCGTCCAGGTCACCGAACGTTTTCTGGAGCTCGCCTGTGAACTTGCCGGTCGTGGCAAGGTTCTTCAGAGAGGTGGTCAGCCGGTCGACGTCGGGCGGAGCGCCGCGCGCCTTCTCCGCCAGCTTGCCGATCCCGATCGCCGCTATACCCAGCACGCCAAGGCCCACCGCAACCTTCTGCAGAGTGGACATGCGCTGCGCGACACCAGTGATAGCGGATCCCACGCCGCCGAACCGGGCAGCCCGCGAGAACGCGGCGAGATGTGCCGCGGCTGCCGAGCCGGTAACGGCAGTGAGAGCTGCTGCACCGACACTCAGCAGCTTCCACGCGGCATACAGCTGCAGGAACGTGCTGACCGCGCCGGTGGGAACCGAGTTGAACACTTCTGCGAGAGCATTGGCGACGGTGAGCATGGACACTCCGAGGTCGCCGCCTGCGGCCATCAGCCGGATCACGGCCTCCGCGAGGTTCCCGAGTGTCTCGCCCGCGAGCGGCCCGACGCGCTGCGCGGTGTCCATGAAGCCGTCGAAGCCGCCGCCCTGTGCGAACCCGGCCACGGACCGGGACAGGTCCATCACACCGTCGATGAGGAACCGCAGCGTGCCGGTGCTCGCTTCGGTGAGGTCGTCCATGAACCGGTCGAAGCCGGGTGAGGCGACCTCTCCCGCGATCAGGGTGATCATGCGGTCGAGTTCGCCGCTCGTGCCCCGCACCAAGCCCTGGGTCTTCGGCAGGATCGCCGAGAACAGCTGGAAGCTCTTGGTGAACACCGGCATGGTGTCGTCGGCGAGAGCATCCGACCAGTCGTTGTAGGTGTCCTTGAGGGCGGAGAACGCGGCGGTGGCCTCGCGGGTGGAGCGCGGCATCTTCGACAGCGTCTGCTGGTAGGCCAGCTCGGCCTTGATCGCTTCCTGGGACGACTTGCCGGACTTCTCGACCGCGTCCTGGTACTTCGACTGCGCCTCGGATGCCTTCTTCAGATCGCCGATCTGCTTGCCCGCAGCGGCACCGAACGCCGCCAGGCCGACGCCGGCCGCGCCGACTGCGGCGCCTGCCACACCTGCCGCGGGTCCGAGGGCGCCGATCGCCCCGACCAGTGCCGTGAGCTTGGACAGGGCCGCATCGGTCTTGGCTTCGACCTCGACGTGCCCGGAGGCGATGAGAAACGACATCACACCTCCACGTGCTGGATGAGGCCGGGTATAAGCAGGTTCATGGCGTCGACGGGCACTTCCTGCGCGGCGTCAGGTCGGGGTGCAGGTGCGGCTGCCGGTGCGGGTTGCTGCTGGGTGATCGTGGCGGCGACCGCGCCGTTATAGATCGGGGCTCGGGCGGCCAGGGCGAGGAAGCGGCGGGCGCCGACGACGGTGGTGGCGAGGTCGATGCGGTACAGGACGAGGAAATCTGCGTCGAGGTCGTCTCGGCAGTCGGCGATCCACGCGTATCCGGCGAGGGCCGTTACGAGGCGGCAGTAGCTTTTCCCGCCGCGTCCTCGTCGCTGTTCATGTGGTCGAAGAAGAGGTTGGACACGGTCCGGACGATGGCGTCGAAGTTCTCCTGGTTGATCTTCTTCTGCTCGTACAGCGCAAGGAGGTCGCTGTACTGGGGCTTGCCGAGAAGCAGTTCGACCAGGCGCTGGCCGGAGAACACGGCGCCGTCGTTGCGCATCGATTCCACCGCCAGGTACACGAGCCGCTCGTCGATCACTTTGGGGACGGTGAACTCCTGGTCGTCGATGACGAACAGCACCCTGCGCGCCTCCTCCACCGGAGGCTGGGCGGCGGTGGTGATGCGTAGGATGCCGTCGTCTTCGGCGGGGGCGGGCACCGGAGCGGTGCGGGTCCTGGGCGCTCGGGTGGTCACGGTGGCTCCTAGCTGGTGGCGTCGATGAGTTTGAACGGGGCGATGGAGGCGCTGACGTAGAAGCCCTGCCACTTGACGGTGAAGAGCGTCTGGCCGTCCTTCTTATAGGTGGATTCGACCTTGTCGTTGGACAGGCAGCGGCGGATGATGAAGCGGCGGCGGATCTGGCCGGGCGCGTAGCCGTCGAGGATCACCGCGCGGTAGGTGGGCTGGGTCGCCGAGCTCGCGTAGATCGGCTCGAAGCTCTTGAAGCCAGACCCGCTCGCGGCGGTGCCGTCGTTGAGCAGGAACTTCAAGTTCTCCAGCGTCGGCTCGGCGAGGTTCGTCTCGATGGTGAACATGCGCTTTGTCAGGCGCGCTCCGGGCTCGTCGACGATCTGGTCGACCTCAAGGGGCGTGTATGTCTGGTCGATGTTGAGCTTCACTCCGTCCTGGGTGCCGCCGAGGTCGGTCCAGGAAGAGGCAGCCGGGGTGGTGTTGACGGCGGTGTCAGCCGGTTCGGTGGCTCCGTAGTTCCCGATGTACAGGTCCGCCGGACCCATGATCAGGTTGGTGGTGGTGACAGCCATGGCCTAGGACTCCTTGCTGCTCTTCGCAACGGGGGTGGTCTTGGCCGGTGCGGCGGCAGGAGGGGCGGCGGGTGCGTCCTCGGCGAGAAGGCCTTGCCGCTGCAGGTCGAGGTACTCGGCGTCGTCGACCTCGAGGGTGACGTGTGGCTGGATGGTCGTGCGGACAGTCGGCATCGAGGGCTCCTAGAGAGTGATCCAGTGCAGGGCGAGGTCAGCGGAGTAGCGGGCGTAGGAGGAGTCATCGCCCGGCATGCGGCGCGGCTCCGACACGATGTGCGCGGTCAGCACCCGGGCCTGCGGATAGCCGGGCCGCAGCGTGAGGACCCGCTCGAGACCGGCCTCGTCGTAGACCGCAGCCACGATCAGTTCCATCAAGCTCGCTGCCTTGCCCCATGGCGGCTTCCCTGATGCCGAATTGACGGCATAGGCGTCGACCTGGACGACAGGCTCGCGCAGCGCGTAGTACAGCTGCGGTGCGCCGCCGACCGCGCCGACGACGTGCACGAAGCCGTTCGGTTGCCAGGCTGTACTGTCTGACGGCAGCGTGGTCGCCACCTGCCCGCCCTCGATACCGGCGGCCGACGATAGCCAGGCGACAGCGACCAGTTCGGTGTTCGCCTTCGGTGTGACGGCCATCAGAGCATCCCCCGCCGCTTGTAGAGCGCCGGCCGGATGAACGGCTGCGCGGGGGTGCCAGGATGAAAGACGCGGTTGACGGGGTGGCGCGCCCCGGGCCAGTACAGGGCCTTCTTCGTGACGGGTCGGATCTCGTGCGGGCCGGACCCGAACTCGACGGTCGACCAGTACGGGACGTTCCGCACCCCAACACGGAGCTGACCGCGGTTCACTTCGTGATAGAGGCCAGCTCGCAGGCGCCCGGTGCGCACCGGTGCCATGCGTTCCATGTCGCTCTGGATCTCGCGTCCGAGTTTGTGGAGGTATCGGGTGACGGCGTTGCGGACCCAGCCCTGCCAGCCGTGGTTCACGGTGACCTGGTAGTTCGCGCTCAGCATCGTCCTGCACCTCCTCTACGGTCGGCGGATCTGGCTGCCCTGCCAGCCGGCCGTCTACGGGCCGTGCTGCCGGCCGGGCCGGTGTGTCGGAGCCGTCAGGCGGCTCGTCCTGTGCGTTTCAGGTCCGCGCGCAGGGGCTGCGCGAGGAAGGGGTTCGCGTTGCGGGTGACGGCGACGACGATGTAGATCTCGCCCGTCACCTCGTCCTTGATCCGGTGTGATTCGTCGACTGCGGTTCCGGGCGGCAGGCGGCAGACGTGGGTGCGGACGATGCGGGGGGTACCGGTGACGGGCTCCATCGCGGTGCGCGTCGCCTCGACCAGGGCGGCCGGGATGTCGGCGGCGAGCACAGTCGTGCCGTCCGTCTCGTCACCGAACTCGTCCTCGGTGGTGTCGCCGAGGACGCTGACGGTGGTCGTGGCCACATACATCAGCCGCCTCCCATAGGCGTCCAGGTGTGCTGCTCGTCGGACGCCTCGGCGAGGACGGAGCCGTAACCGCGCTGCCCGTCCTCGAAGGCGCTGCGCACGTGGATGGTGCGCGAGCGCATCCAGGAGCAACGCTGCAACGCCTGCTTGGCGCGGGGTCCGAGCGTCATGGCCCGGGAGTCGAGGCTCGCGACGACGCCGTCCTGCTGCACCTGGGTGGCGTCCAGACGAGCGTTGAGGTCGAACTGGCTGACCTCCCAAGCCGCCTGGTAGGCCACGGCCATGCGCAGCCAGTACAGGTCACGGGCCCGGATCCTGGCCGTGTCGTCGTGGATGCGGTTGGAGAACATTTCGATCGACGCCTGGGCCTGGGTCAGCTGGACGTCCGTCACCGTGACACCGGTGATGTCGATGACCTGCTGTGCGGTGGCCCAGGCGTCCGTCATGTCAGTCCCCGCTCGCGAGAGCCTGGCGCGGCGTGCGGGTCCGCTCCGGAGCCTCGTCGGCCTCGGCGGGCACCACTTCGACGCTGTAGCGCAGCAGCCGCGACACGCCGTCGGGCTGCTCCTCGCAGCCGTCGAGGCGGACGTCGCCGCGCGGGTGCAGGCCTCGCTGGATGGCCTCCTGCAGCGTGGCGATCTTGTTGGGGTCCGGTTCGGACGCGTCCTCGGCAGGTGCGGCGCCGAGGACAACGAACTCCTTGACGTGCCGGATGCCGTCGGCCCCGTCCGGGGAGCGGTCGGCAACCGCTCCGACCGGGTCCTGCTTGGCGGTGGGCTTCTTCGCCGTGGCCATGGTCAGACTCCGACGAGGACGGCGGCGGCCTTCGGGTGGCCGAGTGCGAAGGCGCGGCGAGCGCGCATCTTCAGGATCGACTCGTCGGTCAGGGCGGAGAGCCCGTCACGGCCGTCGATGAAGATGGACTCCGGGCCCGACCGTCGGCCGAGGCGCAGGTAGTCGGCGTTGGCGACGATCAGCAGTGGCTTGCCTGCCGGTGAGTCGGTGGCGGTGGCGGAGACCCGGCAGCCCAGCGACCAGCGCACGGGCAGGTCGAAGAGGGTGTCGGGGGATCCGGCGTCGCCCTGCTGGCCACGCACGAAGATCGGCTGGTTCTGGTCGTCCTTGATCGTGCGCAGTGTGCCGCGGTAGGACGGGTGGGCGATGACGACCATGCGGGACAGGTCGAAGTAGTCGCCGGCCTCGACGTCGCCGAGGACCAGGGACAGGTCGTCGTAGGTGACGCCGCCTGATGCGGCGACGGTGATGTTGTCGTTGGCGCCGTAGCCGACGCCGGAGTCGGCCTGGGTGAGCTGGTAGTAGACACTCGTGAACGGCACACCGGCGCCCGGGGCTGCGCTGACGGCGAGGGTGGCGTTGTCGATCAGCTTGGCGTAGCTGGTGGCCCAGTCGCGCTGCTTGGTCGCGATGATGTTGGCGAGGGAGTCGTCGATGTCCTCTTCGGCGATGCGGATCGCCCGGCCCAGCTTCTTCGCGGTCAGGACGATGTCGTCGTTGGTCGATGTGTCCTCGCCGTAGGCTCCGCCCTTGTCGACGACGCCGACGCCGACACCGGCGGAGCGGGGGATGCTCTTGGTGTTGGACGACATGGGTTCCGGGGAGGCGTAGGCCTCGACGGCGGACATCTGGGCGACGCGCTGGATGACCTCGGAGGAGTCCTCTTCCGGGATCCAGGCCTCGTAGGTGTTGCGGGCCACGGTGCCCTCCTGCGGGCGTGTGATGGGGCTGCTGGGGGTTTGCGGGCCCCATCACGGGCGCCTTCGCATTCAAGGGCAACAACTGATCCGATCCCCGAATCAGTTCACCTATCGGCAAATATACCTTCGATTGTCAACCCATGCGCCCTAGTACGCGCATGGCGTGCTGCTCCGCACTCGACTTCGGCTTCTCCTCCGCCGGCTTACGGTCCGCCGCCGTGGGCCGCACCTTCGGCCTGGGCTTGTCCGCCTGGAAAAACTCCGGGTACTCGTCCTTCACCCGGGCGATCTCGCCCTCCAGGCCGACCACTTCCCCGTCGTCATCGACGGTGAGCGCGTCCAGGTCAACGAGCCGCAGCCCGCGGTCTGTTGCCCCGCTCAGCCCGGCCTCCCGGAGCGCGACACGGGCCGCAGCCTTCACCAGGGGTGCGCGGAAGCGGGCCTCGCCCTGCTCGCGGGCCTCGCGGAGCGACTTCTCGTGATCCGTCTCGTTGGCGCGCGCGGCCTCCTCCAACTCCTTGTTGCGGAGCCGGTGCCGCTTGCCGTCCTCGTTGGCCTTCTTCAGCGCAGCCTGCGTCTTGCGCCACTCCGCCTCGCTCGGCGGCGTGAACGGATCCGGGTTCTTGCCGGCGGGCGGCTTGGGCTTGGGCGCCTCGTCCCGCCCGGCCTCCTCGTCGCCACCATCGGCCGCATCACCCTGATCGGCGTCACCCTCAGCGTCTTCCGGTACATCTCCGGACTCGACCTCGACGGCGCCGTCATCAGAGCCTCCGGCGATGTTGAAGACGGGTCGGCCGGCGACGTAGCCGATGACCGTGCCGGGCGGCAGGCTGATCGGCGTCTCATCCATGGGGCCGCGTTCGGTGTTCATCTGGTGCTCCCATCTCGGGGTTGCGGGTCGCCCATCACGGGCCGGTCGGTACGGTGCGGTCGGTGAAGCGGCCGGCGCGCACGGCGAGCGCCGCGAACTCCTCGACGCTCTTCGGCAGTCCGGCGCCGGTGCGCAGGAGCTCCCGGGCGGCACGGATGCGGGCCGCACCGGACTCCGTGGGCAGCGACCAGCCGCGGGCGATGGAGCGCCGAGCCTCCCGGCGCAGCGAGTCGGGGAAAGAAGGCACCCCTTCGGGCGCCCAGCCTTCCTCCCAGGCGGTCACACGGCATCGGCAGTGCGGGTGCTTGGGCGGTGCTGCCAGCGCCTTGCCCCGGCCGCGCTGGTTCGGGTCCCAGGACAACCCCGCGGGAAAGTCGGCGTCCGCGGCGACGACCATTCCGGAGTAGGCGGCGCAGTTCACGCAGGCATCCCGTTCGGCGATCCACAGCTTCTGGGCGCCCTGGTGGTCGATGGCCGTCAACGAGGCCTCGTTGACGGCCTCGTTGACGGTGGTGGCGATATGGGCGCGGGTGGCGGGCAGGGCGCTCTGGGCGGCTCCGATGCCAGCCTGGACGTCGGACCAGCGGCGGGCGCGGCTGGGGCGCAGTATGGCCAGCGCCCTGTCGCGGCGATCGGCGATCGCGGCACCGATGGCTGCCGCACGGCGGCGCAGACCTCGGGACGGGCGCCCGCTCACAGGCCGCGTCGCGCGGCCTGTCGCCTCCTCGACGAACGCGGCGTGCTGGCGGGCCCCGAGCAGCACAGCATCCGTCAGCGCCTGATCGAGCTCCCGCTGCGCCCGCGGCCCGAGCGGGCCGAGGAGGCGGCGGACCGCACCACGGATGGTGGACAGGATGCGGCGCAGCGCCGCGGTGTCGCCGGACTCCGCCTGGACGCTGCCGAACGCGGCCACCCATGCAGTGATTGACCGCTGAGAGAGCACCGCGAAGCGGCTCTCGAGATCCCCCAGCACCCGCGCGGCGACGCGGTCCTCGAGCCTCCGGACGGCGTCGGTCTGCTCGCCCTGCACCAGGCCGGCGAGTTCCTCGTTGCTGGCGCGGCGTCGAGCCATCATGTGCGGGCCTCGACTCCCGCGAGGGCCTCGATGTCGGAGAGTGCGCCGTTGAGGAGCTGCTGGGCCTGCTCGGACGTGACGACGCCGAGGGCTGTGGCCGCGCCGAGCTTCTGCGCGCTGTCGGCGACGGTGGCGAGGATGTTCACGCGCCGGGCGAGTTCGGCGTCGTCCACGCCCTCCAGCCAGGCGTCGACCTGCTCCTCGCGGTAGCCGGCCTCCAGGAGCACCTGCTTCCTCGGCACCCCGTTCTTGACCTTCTCGGTGGCGGTCTGCCAGCCGGTCTGGTCTTCGACGGTGGCGGCCGGCACCCAGCGGACGTCGACCATGGCGGCGGGGATGCCGAGAAGGTCGAGGACGAACTGGAAGACGTCCCGCCAGGTGGCGCCCAGGAGGCGCTGCAAGTTGCGGATCTTCTTGACGAACGGTCCGTCCTTCGCCCGCAGCGACTCCCCCGACGGGACGTCGCCCTGGGGGTCGAAGAGGTGGAGCGGGGTGGTGGTGATCTGCGCCATCGCCCGGACCTCGAACAGGATTGGGTCGAGAAACACCGACGGGTTCGCCGCATCCAGCTGTCCGACCGACTTGAAGCCGCGCAGCATCCACACCTCGCCCGGCCCCGCCTTCAAGCTGGAGTCGTCGCCGGTATCGGTTGGGCCCGCGCCAGCGTCATCTGTCGGGAAGTCGTCGAAGTCGCCGGGCTCCAGGTCGGAGGTGTCGGTGGTGGCCGAGTCCGAGATGGCGAAGCGTTGCGGGAAGCCTTGGTAGTCGACGGTGCCCATGTGGGTGATGGACAGCTTGTTGATGGCGTTCTGGGGGCCGTAGGCGCCCAGGTGTTCGGGACGGCCGTAGGGCCGGTCGGTGCGGAAGTGGAAGACGGGCGGACGGCCGTAGTCGTGCGGGATGGTCCAGGATTCCTCGTCCGCGGCTTCACCCTCGTCGGGTTCGGCGAGCCAGTGCATCCAGTCGCCCGGCTGCTTGCCGTCGGATCCGGGCTTGGTCGTCCAGCGTTCGGTGCGGTCGGCGTAGTACAGCTCTGCGCGCTGGATCTTCCCCAGTGTGCGGGTCTCGCACCACTGCTTGATGTAGTACCTGACCTCGCGCGGGTTCTCATCGCTATAGATCGCCCGGACGGTCTGTGGGGAGTTGTAGTGCATCTCGACGCCGGTGACGGTGCCCTTGTCGTCCTCGACGGGCAGGGCGATGAGGTAGGCGTCGCCGAGGGTGCAGGCGTGGCGGTGGATGTCGGGGGCTTCGAGGTCCATGGCGTTGGCGTCCCACACCTGAGCGATGACCTTGGTGTGGGCGTCCTCGGCGCCGGTGATGGCGGCGATCTCCAGGCGGTCGAGTACGGCATCGACCGGGGTCTTGGCGAAGTTCAGGCGGAAGTCGACTCCGGTGTCCTCGAGGGCGCGGCGCAGGCGGGCGGAGGCGAAGATCTCGGGGACGTCGCCGTCGTAGTAGGCCTGTGCTTCGCGGTAGCCGGGGCGCGCCTCGTCGAGCCGTTCGATGCCGTACATCAGGTCACTCGACGCCACAGCGGCCACCCTTCATCAAGGCAAGCATACGCCGCCACCTTGGAATCAAAGGTAGCTTGCGCTAGATGCCTTCGGGATGGCCTTCTTCTCAGGTCGCAGGAAGCGCAGGACCGGGTTGCCGACCGCGTCGACTAGGTCGTCGTTGAGCCCGTTCGGGAACGCACACATCTGCTCCTCAAGGGCGGGCAGCTGACCCGCGTGAACCACCCGGGACGGCAGCAACTGGTACAGGTTCAGCAGCCTGCCGGCGCGGGACTCCTTCGGCTCCGAGTTGGAGAACGTCACGACACGGACTGGCAGCCCGTGCAGCACTTCGTGCCAGAGGTCGCCCCCCTGGTTCGATTCGACGAGGATGGCGCCGATCTCCGGATAAGAGTCGAGCAGTTGCTGGACGCGATCCCGCAGCGCCTTGCCCTTCAGCTTCACTGCCTCGGCGTGCTCGACGAGGCAGCGGGCTGGTATCGCACGAGCGCCTTCATGCGCCGGGCGGGCGGGGGCGCAGCCGACGACTGCCAAGCCGGTGAAGTCCGACGTCTTCTTCGTGGTGACGGCGCCGTCGACAGACAGGTAGGTGCGGGCGACGGGGAAGCGCCCATAGGTGAAGTCATCCTCCGTCCAGTAGTCAGAGTCCGCACTGGAGGGCTGGTTCAGGAAGTTGAGCTTAAAGCTCCTGGTCGCCCTCACCTGCGCCATGTAGGTCATGGGCCACTTAGCGGGCCAGATCGAGCGCTCCCCCTCTTCGCTCTTGACGATCGGCTCGTAGTAGTGGACACGGAACCGCTCTTCCTTGATCCACGCGGCGGGCTCTTCCTTGGTCGTGACGCTCTTCACGCACTGATGGATGAGCCCGCCGGCCATCGTCGTCGTCCCGGCAACGACGACCCGCGCGAACTCTGACAAGGGAAGGATCACGTTCTGCAGGGTGGAGAGTCGCTTCTTCGCCTGGTGGACCGAGTAGTTCGCCTCGCCGCTCTCGATATCGTCCGCGATCAGCACGTCCGGGCGCTGCCGCCCCACCTTGAGGCCAAGGTTTCCCGAATCGATCCCACGCGCCGCAAAGGTGAACCCGTTGGCCATCTGGATCTGCGACTGCCGATCGGCGACGACACTGCCCCGTGGTCGGGTGGCTGGTGACGTGAGTTCGGGGAAGTCCTCCCGAAGCAGCCGGTTGCCGTCCAGTTCGGCTTTGAACGTGGCCAGATGCGTCTCCGCCTGCGAGGCGCTGTCGCTGAACGCGGCCACGAAGTGCACGAACCCGTGAGCAGCGGCCCACATAGGAATGATCAGAAACCACCAGGTGCTCTTGGCGGACTCTCGCGGACTGATGAACACGTCGCGCGCTGAACGCGGTTCGGCGACTGGCCGCACCCATCGGCGCGCCCTGCGGGCCCAGTCCAGATGACAGTCGGCGAATGTGACCTTCTCACCAGTCTGCTTGCCCTTCATATGATGCGGCAGGTACAGCAGCCCGAACATGAGCGGATCAAGGCGCGTCAGCACCTTCCGGCCTTCACTCGACGCAAGGAGGCGGACATCGACGTCTGCGAGGTATCGATGCAGGTCAAACGTTGCTGAGTTATGCGGTTCGCCCGTCGCCGGGTCATGGAGATAGGGGATCACGCGGCCTCCGCGATGGATCCGGCAGTCCCTCTGCGCAGATACGCGATGGCCCGCTCAATCCGGGCTATGTCGTCATCGAAGTAGCCGATGCTACTGTCCGTCAATTGTCCCAGCTCAGACCGCCACTGGAGCGCCTTTCTGTGCCTGCAGACCGCGGTCGCCATGTCAGCCCTCCCCCACCTCGATGTCGAACTCGACGACCTCCGTCTCGGCGCGGAGCATCAGCATGCCGACCGGCGCAGACACGTCTCCGGTGACGGGTTTGATGCGGATGGGGGCGTCAACGTCGTAGCCGTGATGTTCGAGGCGGGCGCGAAGGTGCTGCGTGAGGGCGTGGCGGTATCCGCCGTCGTGGAGGAGCCAGGACGGGACGAGGGACTCGATCCAGTACGTCGAGCGGGTCACTCCGCACCACCGTCGACGATCTGCTGCTCCTCCAGCTGCACGCGGGCTCTGGCGTCGCGGATCATCTCCTGCAGTTCCAGGTCCTGCTGGGTGGTTTCGGTGACCTGCGCGTCGACCTTTACGGGCATGTCGAGGCCGAGGAGACGGCGGCGGGACTCGGAGTTGCGCTGGCGGGCGTCCTCGACCTTGATGAGGCGGTCGATGGCGGCGAGGACCGGGCTGTCGTCGGGCAGCGGTGCGCCGTCGTGCACGATGATCCGCCCGTTGTTCACGGTGATGTGCTCGCGCGCGAGGACTTCCCTTGCCGCGTCCTCGAGGCCTTTCAGCCGCTCGAGGGCGGCTTCGAGGCGGGCGAGTTCGATGGCCCGGTACTCGTCTACCTTCGGGTCGACGCGGCGTGCGGCTTCTTCGCGGATCATTTCCTTGGCGGTGGTGACGCTGACGCGGTGTCCGCCGGTGGGCCCGTCGGGCTTGCGGCTGAGGTCGTCGATCTCGCGAAGGCTGAGGCCCTGGATCTTCAGGTCGAAGACGACTGCGGCGTGTTCGGCGCGCAGGGCGGGGTTCCGCTTGTTGTAGGGGGTTGGTCCGAGGCCCATGCCGCTCACTCCTTGACCGACGATTCCGAAGAATCACACCGCCATCACCTTTGAATCGTAGGCCATCCTCGGTGAAGAGTCGCTTATCCCCTACCGATACAGCGACAGAGGGAGCACGATGGAAGACAACCGCACGCCAGGAGGACCCGTGGCGAAGATCGGATTCAAGAAGCTCAAGGCTCAACTCGCCGCCAAGGGCGCCCGCAGCCCCGGCGGCCTCGCCTACAAGATCGGTGTCAAGAAGTACGGCAAGAAGACCATGGCCAAGAAAGCCGCCGCAGGGCGCCGCCGAGCCGCGCGCAAAGGCCGCTGACATGGTGTCCGACCGCGGCGGACGCTACGGCTACCGCGCGCTACGCCGTCGCCCAAGCGGTGGTCGCGTCTTGCCGCACCGTCCTGACGGCTCAGCCCCGGTCGTGCTCAGTCCCGGGGGCCCGATCACCGACCCCGACGAGGCAGAAGCGTTGGGCCTGACTGCTGACGCCAGACGGATGCGCGAGGAGCCCACCGCATGACGAAGGCCCCGCCCGGAATCACTAGGCGGGGCCGCTCCGCGCGTGCACAGGCGGACCTGGCCTCACTGCCCCTGAGCCGTAATGTCGGTGATTTTCACAGACACCTTCACTCCTGCCGACGCCGTACTGATCGTCGACTCGGTGTAGTTGAGACTCGTCCGATCCGACAACTCGGCCGTCTCAATGACGGGACCGGACTCGTCGCCAGAGATCTCGTAAGTGATCTCGTACACCGCGCCAGGATCAAGGTCCTCACTCAGCCCGTCATAACTCAAGCGCGGCTCCACCGTCACGTTGCAGCCTGCCGAGCCGAAGCACTGCCGCTCCGTTGTGCGCAGCGTCATGGTGAAGCTGCTGGTGTCCGGCACCGTGTACGTCGGCTCCGAGTCCGGTTCTTCTGCGGCTGCTGTCACCGCGTCCTTACCCGGGGGGCTCGACGCGGGGGTGGTCGCCTTACTGTCGTCCCTGGATTCCACGACGACGATCCCGGTCGCTACGACTGCGGCAATGACGGCTGCTGCGGCGGCGATGATGACCGTGTTAGTTCGGGTCCTTCGTGGTGCCGATGGAGGCCCGTCAGGCATGGGTGGTGGCGTGCCGTCTGTCATGGTTTCCCCCCGGGGACGGTGTGAGCCCCGGAGCGTAGCGGCGCAGCCGGTGTGATCGGGCGGGAATGCGAGAAGGCTTCACCGCAAGGAGTGCTGTGGTCCTCGGCTCCCCCGCCTCGCCGCGCCCTGTGCGGTCACAGAAGCGCCCCGGCACGGATCTGCCGGGGCGCGCTGACGTGAGGTTGGCGGGGGCCGCCAGGGCGTCAGTTCTCCGTTTCACGCGGGCGGGGCTGGCTGGTGGCGTAGGTGACGGCGGCGAGTCCGCCTCCGAGTGTGGCGGCCATGGCGAGGCCGGTGGCCGTGGTGTTGACGCCCGCGCTGGTCAGGCCGACAGCGACACCGGCGGTCGTGAGCGTGGCGAGCGCGCCCTTGGCGGCGGATGCTCGGGCGCGGCGGGCGAGGTCGTGGTTCATTGCGGGTCTCCTACGGGTTGTTGTTGGTTTTGGCCCACACGCCGCTGGTCTTGGTGTGGACGGTGCGCCGGTCCTGATAGACGGGGCCCTCGAAGTGGTTGTGGATCTCGCGCGGCGGGGCGGCTTTGACGACGCCCTTGATGAGCAGGGCGAGCCCGCCACCGGCGGCGCCCACGCAGCCGATCGCCACGGCGATCCACTTGAGGGCTTCCGGGTCGGCGTGGCCGGTCGACCACAGGCACAGGCTGGTGACGAGGCCCGGCGGGACGGTCGCGCAGCCGATGTACAGGCACAGGCGGCCGATCTGTGTGAGGTGCGGGTCCATGGGCGGGATGCCCGGCTGGGCCAGGGGCGGAGCGCTGCCGGTCTCGGGTACGGGGCTGGTGTCGCGGTAGCTGATCGCGGTCTTGGCGAGTTCCTCGCGGAGGGCGGCGTCGACCGCGTCACGAAGGGACTGGCCGCCGGGGCTAGGCGTGGACCGCTGCCCGACCGCGAGGTCGAGCGGCGGCCGGTCAGGCAGCGGCTGGTACATGGGGGTCTCCTAAGCGGCGTGGTTGGTGAGGCTTCGGGTGACGGCGTCGATGGCGGCCTGCTTGGTGGCGTGCCCGCCGGAGCGGACCGTGGCGCCGTCGACACGCAGCACCTGGCCGTTTCCGTCGCGGGCGACAGCCGCCCACACCAGGCTGTCCGCGCCACCGGACGTGACGGGGATCTGGAAGGGCTCGATCGTGCGGTCAGGCATGAGGGTTTCCTCTCGGGTGGTGGGTTGTTCGGGGGTGGGGCCGGGGCTGTTCCGGCTCCGTGAGTGCAGTGCTCCTTAAGGGCCGGGGCGCTACCGTCCGTGCGCCCTGGAGGTGAGCTTGAGATCGTCGATGCTGCCGACGATCTCGTTGTCGCAGAGTTGGTGACAGCCTCCGCATTCACCGGTGACGGTCATGACCATCAGCCCCTGGTTGCGCTTGCCTTTCAGTGACTGGAAGGTGTTGGTGACGGATACGAACCCGGATCCGCAGCCCCGCGGGCAGACGAGCGCTGGCTGCACGGCCATCAGTTGGCCGCCCTCGCATCCGTCTTGGCTTTGCCGGTGCCATTACAGATGCCGCAGACGACGGTTCTCTGCTCGCCGCCGAACGCGGAGTACAAGGCGCCGTCTGTGCACCAGCGGCACAGGCCGAGGCGGGTGGCTTTGGCTGGTGAGGGCGGCTTGTTCTGCTTCTCCCAGGCGGTGTCGCTCATCGCCTTGCTGGTGTTGGTCTTGGTGACAGGTGCCGCCGCGGGCGTGGACTTAGTGGCTGTTCCGGCGGTGGGTTTAGCGACTTGGGCGTACCAGGTGCCGCCGACCGTCTTCCCGCCGTGCTTCTGCTTTTCGTGGCCGCGCAGGGCCTTGGTGGCCTCCTTCGCGTCACGGAAGCGCGGCTTCTGCTTCCAGCCGCAGGGGCAGGAGCAGCCGACGAGGCCGGATCGTTTCTCGGCGCCGAACCGGGATGCCTTGTACACGGCCCACTTGGAGACGCGGGCCTTGGTGGGGGTGGCGGGGCAGGGCTTGGAGCCGGAGAAGCTGCCGTCCTTGCGCTTGGTGAAGATCTGTCCGTTGCCGCCGCAGGTGGTGCAGCCTTGGTGGGTGGCTCGGAGGATCGCGGCGTCCTTGCGGGAGCGGACCCCGTCCTTGTGGAGGTCGAGGTGGTCGACGGCCCGGATCAGGGCCCAGGCGGTGAACCGGGCGTGCAGGGGGCCGTTGCGGGGGACGCGGGGGCGGCGGGCGCGGGTGACGGCCTTACGGCGGCGCGCGGTGGTGCGTTTCCGGGTGGTCGGCTTCCTGGTGGCCATGGTCTGGGTCTCCTGGTCGGTCGATCATTTTGCGACGGTTTGCGAGGTGCTCGGCAGGTGCTCGCGGGTGCTCCGCTGCAGGTCAGAGCTGCTCGGGGCGCTGCTCGGCGGGTGCTCGGCGATCTTGGCGAGCAGTGGGGCGAGCACTTGGTCGAGCGGCTCTGAGCTGCGGGCGAGCAGCACCGAGCACCTTGCGAGCAGTTCACTTTTCAGGTCAAAGCGGTCAGCGCTTCGAGCTTGTAGCCGCGAGGGTTCCTCAACCCGTCGATGTCACCGATGGGGACCGGCGCCCCCACGCCGACGTCCCGGAAGGTCTTGCGCAGCGCGGCCACCGTCAGTCCGCCGTAGGCGTCGGGGTCGAACCTGGCGAGAGCTTCGGTCAGCGGCTCGGGCCGGATGCGCTCCACGCCGGCGTCGGCCATCACCTCGATGGCGTCGGCCACGATCTGCTGGTCTCCCGAGAGCGCGGCACTCCCGCCGTCCGCAAGGTGCAGCAGGCCAGCTGCGGCGAGGGTGTCGCGGTCGAACCAGGGGCGGCCCGCGGCCTGCCGGTCGGCGACGGCCTGCTTGATGCCGTCCCGGCTGTGCTCGTTCCACCCGTACAGCAGGGGCCGCTCCAGGCCGGGGCCCTTGATGTAGGACTGGCCGGCGTCGTTCTTGATCTGCTTGTTCTGTGCGGGCACGAGCCGGTCGGGGCGGAAGCCCTTCGCTGCAGCGCCCTGTCCGAGGACGATGCGGATGTCATCCCACCGCGACGCGAGCATGATCCGCAGGGTGAAGGAATCCGCGATCGCGTCACCCATGGCGTCCGAGGTGGCGTCCTGCCCGGCGGCGACCGGGTAGATCCCGGACTGCTTCGCCAGCCGCAGCAGCTCGATGAACAACTCCTTCGCCCGGAGGCTGAGGTAGATGAACTCGTCGATGAACGGGAAGATCGCCGGGTGCTTGCGGGTCGCAACCCAGGTGTCGCCCATGTTCAGCCGGTTCCGCACAATATTGCGGCCCTTGGCCATCTTCACCAGGTGCTCGAGCCACTGCTCACACGCCTTGTTCCCGCGGATCGGTGGCACCGCCATCACGCCTTCGAACTCGCGCAGCCCGTCCTTGACCGGGTCCATGTCGAGCGCAATGGCGTTGTGGCAGGCCGTGACGACCTCGGCGAGGTCGCGCAGCACACCGGTCGTCTTCGCGGCGCCGGACACGCCGATCACCAGGATCCGCAGGCCCTCGAGGACGAGGTCGAGCGAGGTGGCGTCCATGCAGCGGCCGAAGTTGTGCGCGTCGGTGATGTCCAGGCTGTCCGGGGCGTGCACGACCGGCCTGGCCATGTCCTCGAACGGGTTCCCGGTGACCAGGCGCAGCGCCAGGTGCGCGGACGCCGACGGGTCGGGGTCGATGAGGGTGCCGCCCTGCTTGATGTCGAAGTGCGCGTCCAGTTGGTCGGCGGCGGCGTTGACCTTGCCGACGGTGGCGCCCTTGAGGACGACGTCGATCTCCCAGAACTTGCCGCGGAATCCGAGCGCCCGCACCGCGCGGGTACCGATGCCCTCCGCGGCCAGCGCCCGGGAGACGCACTCCTCGACCTGGCCGTGCGACTGGCACATGGCCAGCGGGAACGGCTCATCCGAATCGGGATCGTCCTGTTCGGCGATGTATGCCTCAGGGGCGATGTCGGGCCGGTTGAGCCGGTAGCGGCCGTAGGCGGTGACTGCGGTCCCGGCGATGAGGCCGGTGCCGGTGGGCGGGATCGCCATGGACACTCCGGTCGGGTCCATGCCTCCGGCGGTGGTCAGCGCGATCCAGCCGCTGAGGTTCAGCGCGCCAGTAATGCCGGCCGCCCAGCCGAGGAGCTTCCACCGGCGGTGGCGCAGGTCGTCGTTGCGGCGCCAGTCCGCCGAGGAGGTGATGCCGCCGATGTTCTCCTGGTAGTCGTGCGAGCGCACATACCGCCAGCCGAGGTAGGCGACGGCTTTGGCGCCGTGCCCGAACCAGCGGCCGAGCGTGCCGCTGGTTCGGGCGGTCAGGCCGACGGCCCGGCCCGTGACGGCCGCGGCCACCATGGCGGCGGAGCCGACCTTGTGCAGCGCCGGGGTGCCGGGCTCGTACACCTCGACGACACCGGGCGCGATGTCGTCCTCGTCGTCGTAGCCTTCGAGGCTGTCGGGCACGACAACCTCCCCCGGCACGATCTTGTCCAGGTCCCAGTCCGCGGGCAGCCCGCGGTTCATCTCGGTCGTCATCACTGGTCCTTCTTGCGCGAGTTGCGGGCGGCGATGGAGGCCTGCTTGCGAGCCCCGGAAACGTAGGGCGCGGTGTCGCCCTTGGCGCGCACACCGCGACGAGCGGGCGGGTTGTAGACGCGCGGCTTGTTGGGCCCGAGCACTTGCGATGCCGCCTGCGCGGATGATCCGGTTACGGGTCGCTTCTCGCGGGCTGCTGAGACCCTCGCTTCGGCGGCGTTGCGCATGCGGAGAACGTCTGCTGATTCGCCGGGCGGGGCGCCCTCGACGTCGAGCTTGGCGCGCTTCCAGATCGCCTCGGTGACTGTCGTCTCGCCGAGGTCCGCAGCCAGTCGGAGTGCGTGAGCCCACACCTTCGGGAACTGCGTCGCGCGCGTATCGGCGAGCTGCGCTACAGCCTCCTTGGCTGCCTCGTCCGCGGCTTCCTTCTCGGCCCGGCGGCGGGCGTCCTCGTCGGCCTTGCGCTTCGCCTCAGCCTTCGCGGCCTTCTCCTGCGCCTTCCGTTCGCGGCGGGTGAGGGCACCGTCGCGCTTGCGGATCCGGCCGTGCTCGTGCAGATCCCACACACCGGGGCCGGCGACGGACGCGAACGCGGTCGCGATGGCGGTGCCCGGGTCGAACGCGTGGAGGCCGTGGTACAGGTTGACGCCCGCGGCGACGAAGGCGAGGAACCAAACGATGGTGCGGTAGTGCCACACTGGCCGCTTGCTCACGGCAGCGGCGCGGGCCCCGCGGTGCACGACCCAGGCCGCGCCTTCGAGCATCACCGGTGTGGCCGCCATCCACGGGGCGCGCGGGTTCCAGAAGAACGACATCTGCACGGGCAGTGACACGATGCCGCACACAATCGCGAACTTGATCGCATAGGACCGCCACTTGTCGTCAGCTTCGCTGACCTCTGCGGCAGTCCTGGCTTCCGACGCCTTCTGCTCCTGCGCCTGACGGTCGGCTTCCAGCCGGGCGCGTTCAATTTCGTCGCGCTTGCGGTTGAGTTCGGCGACGCGCGCCCGACTGGCGGCCTGGTCTTCGGCGGCTCGCCGCTCGGCCTTGTCGTTGGCCAGTCGCAGCTTGCGGGCTTCCTCTGCGGCCTTGATCTCTGCGGCCTTCGCTTCTGCTTCAGCTGTGATCCGCTTTGCTTCGGCGTCGGCCCAGGCCTTGGCTCGGATCGCTTCGGCCTGCGCTTCGGCCACCGCATCCGGGATGTCGACGGCGGCCGGTTCAGGGGTGCGCTGCTCCTCGACGAGCTCGGGATCGCGCTGGTCCGTGATGGGCCGCCAGTCCCCGAACACGGGCATGGTCGGCCTCCGGTGGCCGTTCATCAGGGGCGGGCTGGCGGTCATGACGGGCAGGTCCTTTCAGGGTCAGTGAGTGATCAGGTAGGCGATGAGGGTCAGCGGGAGCGGCAGGAGAATCCCGGCCGCGTAGACCAGACGCATGTCACGCCTCCGGCTTCGGCATGGCCCGGCAGTGGGTGGCGTGGTCGTTGGCCTTGTCACGGGCATCCCAGTCGTATCGACCGATGACGTTGTCCGTGTCGTCGCAGCCGAGGCACTTCCAGTGGTTGTCCTCCAGGCCGTAGAGGCCTGAGCCGGTGACGACGACGATCGCGCCGCCCTGGGTGAGGAACCGCATTAGGACGTTCGGGCCGGTCTTGTCGGGCTCGACGGTGGTCTCGGGCATGGCGGCCTCCTTGCGTCGGGTCAGGAACGGGGGAAGGGCGAGCAGGGGCATCAGCTATCTCCTCGGCTGCGTCGGGTGCCGGTCTTGCGCCACCCAAACCCGCCGGGCAGGTCCATGGAGGTGGTGGTGCGGCCGGTGCTGGACCAGGTGCGCTTCGGTCCGTTGCGCGGGCCGACGGTGATCGACCACGACTTGCGGTTGATGTTGAGCCGCACTCCGGGGAGGATCCGGTAGCTCTTGCGGAACGTGATCGGCATGGCGTTCTCCTCTCTAGGCGTGCGCGCCGGTGCGCGCCTTGTGGAATTCGCGGACGAACTCGTCAGTCAGGCCGGAGCCGACAGCGGCACCCACCGGGCCGATCCCAGTGACGGACGCCGCCCACAGCTCCAGCCAGGCCGCCCTCGTCGCCAAGTAGTTGATGACCGGCCGCAGGCAGCGGACCGTGAGGACGACCGTGCCGAGCAGGGTCATGACGGTCAGGGCAAGGAGCCGCAGCGCCCACACCCGCAGCACCACGACGGCGCGGCGGAACTGGCCCGGCTTCGCGGTTATCAGGTACGGGCGCATCGGAGCCTCCTCTCGGTGGGTTGGTGTGGGGTGGGGGTTCTGATCGGATGTCCAGGGCGCACGTGCCGGGGTGGGACGTGCGCCGAGGACGACCGGTCAGTGGTCGTTGTTGGCTGCGTCCATCGCCTGGTTGAGGCGCTCGGCCTCGTCCTTGGCGGCGGCCTTGGTGGCGTGCCACGAGCTGACGTTTCCGTGCGGGTCGACGACGGGGTATCCGCCGCCTTCCGGGGGCTCGAATGCCTCGTTGGCGCGGGAACGGGAGAACAGGCCCATCAGGGCTCCTCTCGGGGCTACTGCTCGTCGGGGACGGACGCCCTGAGGTGCGCGTCCATCAGGGCCGCCTCAACGTCGAGCTCTTCACCGGCGTTGATGCGGGCGAGGACCTGCTCGTCCTCCTCGAACTGGCGCTGATGGAACTCGCGCTGGTCGAATCCGGGGTTGGACATGGCCGGTCAGCCGCGCTGGACGGTGTTGCCCTGGCCCATGACGACGCCCGGACCGACCGTGATCGTGCTGTCGCCGGACGCCTGGATGCCGTTGTTCACCGGCCCGCCAGACGCCGCCTTCATGTCGTCCGCGACCTTCGCGCTGGTCCCGTCGCCGGACACACTCATATCGACGCCGGCGAGAGTGATGTCCTCGCCGCCAGTCACGTGAATACCGCTGCCCCTCATGGATCTCCTTCGCTGGATGGGTGTTGGTGGTGGTGCGTGCCCCGGGCCCGCTTCGAACGGACGCCCTCGCGGCAGGGATGCCGGGGCTGGAAGCCGTGGCGGCGGAGGGGGAACACCCGCCACCACGGCGGTACAAGAGCGGCGCTCAGGCCGCGGCGGGATAGTCGAAACCGAGGAACTCGTCGACCAGCCCGAGGCTGATCTCGTAGGCGACGTCGAGGAGTTCGGCCTGCCGGGCGACGTCGCCCGCCTCACGCGCCGCCGCGAACTCGGCGAACAGACCAGCGATCGCAGCATCGTCCAGGAAGACAGTCACCGCTGCTCACCCCCCGACTCCAGCTCGGGCCGGGCCTCCGCCGGGCGGCTGTTCTGCTGCAGCCACGCCACCGCCGCCGGATGCAGGCCCGGATAGTCCGAAGCCAGCGGCGCCACATCGACGTCCCGCATGCACTCCCCGGCGGGCAGCGGACGCAGGTACTCCGGCAGCACGCACTCGTCACGGCCCGTCCGCAGATCACGGACCCGGACCCGCTTCGGGTAGTGGTAGTCGAGGCAGCCCGCCCGGACCACACCCACCGACGTGTGACCGGGCTCCCCCAGCCAGAACCTCGCCGGATCCCGGACCAGCACATACGAGCCGGACTCGAACGCGGGCACAGGCAGAGGCTCATGCAGGTTGATGTGGATGAACGTCACGACTCGTCACCACCCTCAACGACCACGAGGAACGCGTCCTCACGCATCGACATCACGACACGGGCCGGGACGCCCTCCGCGCGACGCTCAGCAGCGAACTGGTCCGCGGGCCAGGAGCCGTGCGGGTTACCCGCCGGGACACGATGCAGAACCGTGCGGGGGCGGCGGACGTAGGAGGCGGCAGCGTGAGCCGCGACATCGGCCGGGGACATGGTGTTGGTGTTCATGCCGCTCCCCCGTTCCGGACTCGGCGCAGCGCCTCGTCGGCCTGCGAGGGGACGGCGGCCAGGGAGTCGTCGGGCAGTGTCTCCACCAAGCGGCGGACGTCCTCGCCGAACGCGGCGATCTGATCAGCCAGGGCCAGTCCCGCGGTGCGGCCGTAGACGGCGACCTCGCAGTCGACATCGACGGCCAGGCACGGCCGGGCGGCAGGGTTGTCCGCATCAGCGGCGGGCCACCACGACAGATACACCTCAGTCGGCGCGTTCACGCTCTGGTCCGCCGCCAGATTCAAGGCCGCAGACGCGCCCTGGTGGTTGACGTCCTCCAGGGAGAAAACGCGATCCGCGATGTGGCTGACGGTGCACCATGTCGGGCATTCCACGTAGGCGACGGTGCCCGGCTCAGTCGACCGACCGACCCGCACGGGGACCAGGCGATAGCCGGGCTGGACAGAGGGCGCAGCGGCGGCGCGCTCGCCAGTGTCGGTCAGCGCGAACGGGACCGGGGCGTCGGCCTCGGCCGACGCAGGCTGCACAGGGGCAGCGGTAAAGTACGACGTAGCCATCAGGGGACCCTTCAGAGATTCCTGGTGGTGAGGCGGTCCTGGCTTGGGAGTGGAGTCCCGGCGCCGGGGCCGCCGTTTTCGTTTATGGGGGCAGCCGGTGGAGCGACTGCCAACGAAGTTCCGGGCGGTGGAGCGCCCTCGGCTTCAACACCCATATTGAGGATCGCTTGGGGCGATGTCAACACCCCATTGAAGACTGGCGTGTTGACTTCTACCCTGATCTCATGACCGACGCCCTCGACGAGGCCATTGAGGCCGCCACCCAAGACGTGACAGCCATCAGTGACCCCGTAGCCAGCTTTCGGGCGACACGAGAGGTGCGAGCCCAGCTCAACGCCGGCGACCGCCGACTGATCGAGCACGAGAAGCGCATGGTCTGGCTTCTCCGTGAAGGGCGGACCTGGGAGGAGGTCGGAGAAATGCTCGGCTTCAGCGGCTCGCGAGCAGAGGCGATCGCGCGAGGCAGGTGAACGTTGCTTCATGTAGGCGAGTCAATGCCGTCACGGCCAGGCTCACCATGAAGCAGCCACGCAGTCACATGCAGTGATCATGCAGTGGAACTGCAGGCGCTCTGCAGGTCCACCGAAATAGCCCCCACGATCTTCGGGCGGGGAGCCGATAGTGGATGTCACCCAGTGGACCGGACGGCACGCGTGCTGGCTGCAGGACGCGTTCGAGGACAGCCAGGAGGAGTTCGCTGCGCGCCTCGGTGTCTCCGTGCGCAGCGTCGCCTCCTGGCACCAGTCGCCGGACATGGTCCCCAAACTGGAGACGCGACGGATCTTGAACACGGCTTACGGGAGGGCAGGTGATGCGGTGCGGCGACTGTTCATCCACCACGCGCGCAGGCACAGCGAGCAAGTCCAGGCGCAGGCTCTACGCGTGGCGATCGCTGTCGTCCGCCGTAACGACGAGGTGCTCCTGGTCTGCCGCCAGGACGGCGACGAGATCAGCTGGCAGTTCCCGGCTGGCATCGTGAAGCCGGGCGGCTCGCCCGCGAAGGTCGCGGTCCGCGAGACGCTCGACGAAACAGGCGTCCACTGCTCCGTCCGCGAGCACCTGGGTGAGCGCCTACATCCTGTGACCAGGGCCTATTGCGACTACTACGCCTGCGACTGGTTGCACGGCGAGGCAGTCAACGGCGATGAATCAGAGAACGCCGCTGTGGCCTGGGCCCCGATAAAGGATCTTGCCCGCTACATCCCGACCGGCCGCATCTACCCACCGATCCTGAACGCCTTGGAGGCAACCGTATGAGCGAGACGATCACTGAGAAGCCGGGCATCTCCGCCGCGATCATCGTCCAGGACGGCAAGGTGCTCATGGTCCGCCGGGCCGTAAAGGAGGGCGAGCTGATGTGGCAGTTCCCCGCGGGCGCCATCGAGGACGGCGAGACCGCCGAGCAGGCCGCCGTGCGAGAGGCGCAGGAAGAGACCGGACTGACCGTTAAGTCGATCACGCTGCTCGGTGAGCGCATTCACCCGAAGACCGGTCGGCTCATGTCGTACACGGCGGCCAAGGTGCTCTCCGGCGAGGCGCACGTGGCCGACGACGAAGAGCTAGATGCGGTCGCCTGGGTATCGCATCACGAGATCAGCAAGTACGTACCCTACGGGCTATTCGAGCCCGTGCAGGAGTACCTCGACGATGTCCTGCCACAGGGGGCTTAGGTGACAGAACGGACCGACAGGAAGGTGCCCGAAACGAAGCGCTGCAGTAGCTGCGCCAGAGAAAAACCACTCTCGGAGTTCTACAGCAACAGGAGTAGAACTTCTGGCTTCTCTGTGCACTGCAAGCCATGCGCCATCGAGTACGGGAAGCAGTGGCGGGTCCGCAATCGCGACAGAGCGCGCGCAGTTCAGCGTCGAAAGCGACTCGAGAAGAAGTACGGGATCACTCACGAGCAGTACGAAGCGCTCCTCGATCACCAGGGCGAAGCGTGTGCCGTCTGCGCGCAGGCTTGCGAGTCCGGAAACGCCCTCGCAGTGGATCATGACCACGTCACGAGTCAGGTACGGGGGCTCCTGTGCGTCCGCTGCAACACAGCCCTCGGGCTCGTGCGCGACAACGTGGAGACCCTAGCGCGCTTGGCCGATTACCTCACAAGAGACCGGACAGCAATGCTGGAGATTCTGCGGGCATCTGCCGAGCAGATGCCCGCAGCACCCCCTCCCCTATCTGCTGTATCTCCAAAAGGAAAACCTCGGATTCGAGACGGAGTAACCTGGGGAATCTGCGACTGGCCTGACGGGTGTACCAACAGGGCGCTGGGCAATCACCTACGGAATCAGTACTGCGGGCAGGAAGACCCGAAATCGCTCTACGTCCATGACAGGCGCAATGCCTGGAAATTCAAAGCGGGCAGACTCAAGCAACAGCGCAGGACAACGTCGAAGCGGGAAGACACCGCCTCGGTGGTGCCACCCCAGCGGAGTGATCCGCTGGCACTCCAAACGCGTAGTGACGGACACAAAACGGCAAAGCGACCGCAAAGCCGCAGGTCGTGAAGTGTCCGTCCCTGGCATGCACGGAGTGATCGCGCGCCATGGCTAGCGCCCGCAACGAGGGCTTGGACGTCGACCAGGTTTTCCTGCGATCCCAGGAAAACCCCTCCGGGCTCGGCGGACGGCCGCGCGAGGACTTCCGCATGACGCGGCATGGCGCATATCTGCTAGCAATGAACGGCGATCCCAACAAACCCGAGGTCGCTGCGGCGCAGACGTACTTCGCGCGGATGACCCGGGAGGCGGAGGTGCGCACCAAGACCCCCGCCCTCCCCTCAAACCGCGACCTGGCCCTGATGGTGATCGCGGAGGCTGACCGTGCGGACGCCGCGGAGGCCCGAGCTCGCGAGCTAGAGCCGTCAGCGCAGGCTTGGGATGTGCTGGCGTCGGCGGACGGTGACTACAGCCTGCGCGATGCGGCGCACATCCTGAACCGGGACCGCGGGATCGCGACGGGCCAGAACCGCCTGCTCCGGTCAATCCGCGAGTTCGAGATGGTGGACCGCAACGGTGTGCCGTACTCGAAGCACTCCGCGCACCTGGTGGAGCGTGCGACGTCGTATCAGCACCCACATACAGGCGAGGCGGTGCTGTCGCGGCAGATCCGGGTCACGGTGCAGGGCCTGCGGTACCTGCACCGGCGGCTGGGCGGCGAGGGACCGCTGAGGTTGCCTCTGCCGCAGGCTGGCTGACCACCCCATACAGCACCCCCGCCCTTCTGGGTCGGGGGTGCTGTCGTGTGCGCCCCGTCTGCGCCCTTGTGGCTGTCTGCTGTGCGGCTGACGGTGGGTGGCAGGCGGGGTGGCGAATACCGGCAGGGGGTTGCATGCGGACGCGGTTGGATGACGTGGCGGGCTGGGTGTTGTTGCAGGTGGCGGCTGTGCTGCAGCGGTGGGTGGCGGGGAAGCTGGCGCGCAGGCGGTGGGTGGCGCGGCGGAATGCGGCGGTGCGGGCGGCGTCGCGGCGTGGGGTGCCGGTGTCGGTGCTGGCGGCGCGGTTGCGGTGGTCGCCGAGCTGGGTGCGGCAGGTGTTGAACGGGAAGGCGGAGCCGGACGCGGAGGAGGCCGCGTAGGGGCATGACGGAGCGCCCCCGCAGCTCTACGCTGCGGGGGCGTCGTCGTGCGGGTCAGGGCTGGGCGCTCGGGTTGATGACGGCGACGAGGTTGATGCGTCTGGTGTTGTCGCTGATCAGCAGGATGGTGATGGCGCCGGGGAGAGTGGCGGACCGCATGCGGACGGGGCCTTCGACGTCGAGCCCGTGGGGCTGGGTGACGGCGTCGGGGTCTTCCTCAAGGCGTGGGATGAGGTTGAAGAAGGCGAACTGCGCTTCGAGGGGCAGGCTGGCAATGAGGTCGAGGGCGAGTTGATCGCGTTCGAAGTGCCAGGTCACGCTGCGGTGTGTCCTTGGTGTTGCCGCATGCTCTGCTCCCACTGGTCCCAGCCGGTCCGCGATTCGGGTGTCTCACGGTACTCGGCAGGTAGCTCTCCGTTGTGGGCTTTGGCGTATTCGAGGGCGTCCTGCACGCGCGGGGCGTCCTCGCTCTGCCACTTCTCGACGACGTGCTGCCAGCGGGCTAGGACGTCGGGGAGGTCTGGGAGCGGTGTGAGGTTGACTTCGCGGAGGAATGCCTGCCGGGTCTCTGCGACGGGGATGGCGTGGGCGATGGAGTCGATGGTCCACGGCTCGCTGCTCATCGCTTCCTCCGGCTGGCTGTGGGGGTCCCGGATTCGAGCGTACCGATACTGCTCCCGGCCTGATACCGCTCTTGGTGTTCTTGCAGGTCGGGCCATGTCACTGAGGGTGCCCTCATCGTCGTCCCGATTGGCGACCTCCGCCGCGCCCCGTGACCGCCGCCCCTCCCCCGCCGTTGCCCGGTCATGGATGACGAGACGCTGCTGCCCCTGCTCACGCTGTCGGAGGCGCAGGATGTGGTGGAGGTGCTGGCCCGGGTCGCGGCCGGGGAGGTCGTGGACCGCGGGTGGGTGGGTGATCTCGCGTCGCTGCTCGCGGCCCGGGTGCCGTCACGGGATTGACGGCCGGCGGGTGTGTGCGATGGCCCGCAGCAGGCCGGCCACCGTGTCGCAGCCGAGGTAGGCCTGCCCGTCGCGGCCGGTGTGGAGGGGCAGGCCGGACGTGACGGGCCGGACAGGGCCGTCGTCGGGGTCGTCAGTCACGGTTCGCGGCTCTCGGCCGGGCAAGCGTTTCCTTCACGCATAGCCCGGAAGAGGTCTGCGGCGTCGGCGGCGGCTTGCTCCAGTCGCGGGGCTGCGGTCTCGAAGGCGCGGTGGAGTTCGCTGAAAGCTCGGCCTGCCTGTTCCAGGGCTTGGCGCGCGGCCTCTCGCGATTCGTAGGTCAGGGCGAGGACGGGCGGCCGTGGGGTTGCTGACCGGGGCCTGCTGCGCATGGCGTCGGGGCTGACGGTGGTGTCGTGGAGGGCGGTGTCGATCTGGTCGAGGATGTCGTCGGCGGTGCTCATCGTGGCTCCTGGCTGGTGGTGAGCGGCGGCTGGGTGTCGGCGAGTGGGCATGGGTTGTCGTTGGGGCACGGTTCATCCCGTGCCCCAATGCACAGTTCGAGGGCGCGGCGGCCTGAGGTGAACGAGGGCCCGGCCCATGTGGTGTCGGGGTCGCGGGCGACGATCCAGTCCGGGCCGACGGCCTCGATGCGGACGCAGTCGTAGTGGTCTCGGCCGAACGCGCCGTGGGCGAATCCGTGGATGACGTCGCCGACGGCCAGGGGGCGGGCGGTCATGATTCGTCCGAGATGTCGAGGAGTTCGAGCTGCTGCTCGCCGGGGAGTTCGTCGAGGAACCGGGCGTTGCCGAACCGCTGTTTCTTGGCCGCCTGTGCCTCGTCTTCCGTTGCGCCGTCGATCCAGGTCCAGGTGGCGGTGCACCACGGCTCGGGGCCGTCCGCGAACCTGTGGAGGAGGCCGTGGCTGAAGCACCACGCGTAGCGCATCACTCGCCGCCCTTCTCGACGTCCCAGTTGCGGTCGTTGGCGACTGCTTCGCGGACGCTGGGCCCGTCCCACCCGCCGACGGTCTGCACGCCGAGGATGTTCAGGGCTTCGCGGAGTCCGGAGGCGCGGCTGCTGTGGACGATCCGGCACTCCTCCCGGCCGAGCGGGGTGTCGCGGGCGGCTCGTTCTTCGAGTTCGGCGGTGGCGGTGATTTCACGGAGGGCCCGCTGCACGGTGTCGAGTTGGGGCTCCATAGCGTCGAGGGCGGCGTGGACGGCGCGCCAGATCATGGCGTTGCGGTGGACGCGGTCGGCGGGCATGTGATCGCCGAGGGCTGACAAGTGGGCGTACACGGCGTCATAGGCGGGCTGACGCGGGTCCGCGCCTCTGGAGCCCCGCACGGGCCCCTGGGGCCCCTCTGTGCCCTCCTGTGGCTGTCCGGCGTCGTCTCGGGGCTGCGGGACGCTCCTGGCGCCGCCTGGGGCTGTCTGCGGGGGCGTGGGGGTGTCGGTCATGCGGCTGCCTCTCGTTGCTGGTCGGGGATGTGGATCTGGTGGATGCCCAACTCGCCGACGGCGAGGGCGATGGCGACGGCCTGGGCGCGGTCGTGGGCGCCGAGCCTGCGGTAGGCGGCGGTGAGGATCTCGGCGACGGAGTGCGGTGTGACGCCACGCCAGGCGGCGATCTGTGCGTTGGTGTTGCCGTTCGCGGCGAGCGCGAGGACCTGACGCTGCCGGACAGTCAGAGGTCTCACGGCCGCTGGCCTCCATTGATCGCGCGGGCGACGGCGTGGGCGTGAGGGCTCACGGCCTCCTGCCAGCCGGGATGCGTCGTGGCGACCAGGCGGCGGGCTTCTGATCGCAGCCAGCGGGATAGTTCGAGGGCTGCGGCGGGCGGCATGGCTCCGGCGAGGTCGCCGCTCGCTCCGCCCATGCCGTTAGTGAGGCCGTCCCACCAGGCGGTCTCGGGGTTGTAGCTCTTCCAGTAGTCGTCGCAGTCCAGATCCTTCTGCGCGGCTTCGGCGAGCTGACCGAGTCGGTCCGCTGCTGCGGTGATCTCTTCGGCGGGTGTCACGGTGCTGCTCCTGTCGGTTGGTGCGGGGCGGCGGTTGGTGCCGCCGCCCCAGGGGCGGTCAGTTGGCGGGCCTGCTCCAGGGCTGCGGGGTGAGATCGGCTTTCAGGTACAGCGGATGCTTCGGCTGCCCGGCCTTCGTCACAGCGAGCGCCGTCAGCCGGTCCATGCCGGGCAGAGCGAGCACGGCGGCTATCCGATCCGGGCGGGCATTGGCGCCCCACGCGCCGACCAGCGGGCCGCCCGACTCGGCAGCGATCGCTGCGGCGGCGTACAGGTGCGCATCGTTCTCCGGGCCTACCGGGTCGTCGGCCAGCCATAGGTCGGCCGGTTCGGTGGCCCGCCAGGCGTAGAGATTGGCGACCATCAGCGCGCCGCAGCCCCAGTCCTGGGCGTAGCGCAGGCAGCGTCGGATTGTGGGGTCGTCACGCAGAGCGTCGGCGGTTGAGGGGTTGAGCATCACGAACACTGCGGTGGGCCCGACGGCCCACTCGCGGCCGAGCAGGTACCGGTAGCGCTCGCAGTCGGACAGGATCGCGGACCCGAGAGGTCGCTGCGCGGGCAGCTTCTCTTCCGGGGTGAGCAGTTGCGGGTACGACATGGGATTCCTCCTGGTGGTGGGCTAGTTGGCGGGGGTTTCGGTGGTGAATTCGATGACGATCTGGTCGTCGCGGGTGTGGAAGCGCAGGGCATCGTCGTGGAGGCTCTGGTCGGCGGGGATCCCGTGGTGTTGCCGGTAGGCGCGTTCGGCGACCGCTCACGCCTTACCGATCTCGGCTGCCGCAGCGCCCCAGGGTTCGGCGGCGGGGACGATCCAGCGGCGGATCGTGCGGGTGACCGTCTCAGAGGTGAAGTCAGCCACGGCGCCGCTCCTCGCCGTCCAGGAGTCGCAGCCCCGCGACGGCGGTGAGGCCGACGAAGACCGCAATGCCGGTACCGACCGCAAGTTCCCCGAGCTGCCCGGCGAGGACCGCGAGGGTGATGAACACGGCCGGGGTCAGCGACAGCAGCGCCCACCCGGCGGCACGACGGGCGGTCACCGGACCTCCCCCGCCTGCTGCGCCTCGTCGGGGCTGGTGAGGCTGTCGCGGAGGGCGGCGGCCCGGTCCGGGTCGAGCTCCAGCCAGTACGGCTCACCGGCCGGGCCAGACATCAGGACCGTGGTCGTGTCGTCGTCGCCGTACAGGACGTCACCCAGGCCCCAGCGGAGCTGCGTCGGGTCGTCAGCGTCGGCCACGGACGGTGTCGCCTGCTGCGCCTCGTCGGCCATGCGGCGGAGGTGGATCGCGAGGCAGGCGGCGACGAAGGTCGGCCGGACCGGGTCCGGGGCGAAGGTGATCCCCTCGATCGCGTCGGCGGCTTCTCGCAGTACGGCGGCCCGGTCGGCGGGCGCGGGGAGGGCGGCCAGCACCGCGTCGGCCTCGCCGTAGTGGTGCTCACTCGGAGTGTCACGACCGGACAGTCCGGCGTTCCAGTCGTACCGAACGAGGGCCTGAGCGATGCGGCCGCGGAGGTCCCGGTCGGCGGGCGGCTGCGCGGCGGCGGCCTGCCGTTCCAGCACGGTGGACGCGGCGTCCGGCTCCGGGCACTCGCGCACCGAGCACGTCACGTACCCGCCGTCGCCGAGGAACAGGCCCGCCGTGCCGCAGGCGGGGCAGCGGCCCTGTACGAGCGGCAGGCGGGCGGCGAGCGGGGCCGGGGAGGCGGGCGCGGACGGCGCGGCGCCCTGCTGCTCGCCGTGCAGCGGGTGCCCGTCGAGCGCGGCCCGGATCCGCACCACCGCCTCCTGCTGCATCGCGGCGCGCAGGGTGTCGGGCTCGGTGCGCATCTCCGTGTCGATCGCGTCGGCCACCGCGCGGACGCGGGCCAGCTGGGTGCGGAGGTCAGCCTGCTCGGCGTCCGCCACCGTCATCACGGCAAGCGCGTCCTCCTCGGGGTCAGCCCGCCACGAATGCTCGCAGTCGGCGTATCGGCGGCCGGGGTTCTGTCGCTCCCAGATCGCTGCCGCGTACCGGTCGCGGCGCTCGGCGCGTTGGGCGAGTTCGGTCCTGACCGCCTCGACGACGGCGCGGTCGCCTTCGGTGAGCGGGTAGTTCGGGTTGTTGCCGCAGGCGGGGCCGGTCGGCTTCTCGGTCATGGTCTTCCTCAGGTGATCGTGATGGACTTGGTGGAGACGGCGGCCCGTGGCTCCAACACGGGCCGCCGTCCTGCTGCTCACTGCGGTTCGTCGACCGGCACCCAGCGCGTCACGGTGACGGGGCGTTCCTCGACCTCGACGGCCTCGACGGTGTCGCCCCACCAGCCGTAGTCGTCCGGGCCGTGGCCGACTTCGAAATCACCTACGTCGATGGGCGCCTCGTAGGTGACGGCGTAGGTCTTGCCGTCGTCCGGCGCCTCGAAGATCACGCGCCGCTGCTGGCTGTACTTGAGGTTCGTGACGTGCTCGTCGGCGAGGAGGACGTCGCTGTACTCGACGTCGTCGGGCTGGTCGGGCGGGATGCCGAGGGTGGCGAGCTGCTCGCGGGTGAACTGACGGGTGGCCATGGTCAACTCCATGAGTGGTGGTCGTGTTGGGCTCAGAGGCCGTGGGTGAGAATCCGGTCGAGGCGGGCGACCAGCTCGATGCGCGTGTCCTCGGGCATGTCAGGCCCGAACGCGAAGTGCAGGCGGGCGCTCGGCCGCTCGGTGGGGCCGAGGGTGACGATGTAGCCGCTGGGTTCGAGTCCGTCGGCGCCGAGGTTGATCGCCCACTCGGACACGTCGGCCGCGCCGTCCAGTAGGCGCCTGATCCCGCGCTGCGCCTCCTGGAAGTCGTGCGAGGTCAGCTGGTCCCACGTGGTTCCAGTAACCGGCTCCGTGCCCGTCTCCGGGTCGGGGTCGACGACGGTGGATTCGATGAACGCCTGGTCCATCTGCTCGCCGATGCCCATGTAGTCGGGGTCCTCGGTGGCGGTGAGGTACTGGCGTGCGGCTTCGGTGCGGAGGTCGGCGTCGGTGTACGGGCGGTCAGGCATGGTCATCTCCTGGTCTTCCTGGTTGGCTGTGGCGAGCAGCGCCCGGCTAGACCCCGGGCGCTGCGTGCGTGCGGTCACGGGGTGGGGTGGGTACGCCGCCAGGCGTCGACGGCGGTCTCTCCGTTGCAGCGGATGCCGGGCGCCGCGTCGGTCGCAAGCTTGAGCGCGGTCTGGAAGTCGAATCGGTGCGTGGCCAGCCACTCGTCCTCGCGCTCCGACGGCCGCAGCTCGTAGTCCCAGTTGCCGTCGCTGCCGAGACACTCCCCATGACGGATCACAGCCCACTGGTCGTCGCCGCGATAGGCGACGGTGATCGTGAACACGAGCCGGTTGATGTCGCCCTCGGGCAGGACGGACACCTCGACCTCGGTGGTCTGGACGAAGACCTCGTGCGGGTGGGTCATGACTGCGCCTCCTCTGCTTCGGTGCGCGACGCGTCGGCGATCGACTGCAGTTGGGCGATCAGCCGGGGCAGGTCGTCGACCGGCAGGCTCGACCCGTTGTGGTCGGTGCGGAAGTAGATGCCTGGCTTGTTGTCCGCCAGCAGTGCCGTGGCAATCAGCAGCCGGTCGCCGTCCTCGTCGGTGTGCTTGAACGCGGACTCGTGGGGCACAGCTCCGGCGGGCGGCAGGATGGTGACGATCTCGGTGCGGGGCATGTGCTGCTCCTTCGGGTCGGGTTGGGGATCACGGGGCGGGGTGGTCATTCGTAGATGCGGCTGAAGGCGTCGGCATTGCGGCGGGCGTGGATCTCGTCACGGGTGAGCTTCCGCATCCGGGCCCGGCTGCGGTCGTCGACCTCGAAGCGGTCGATCACCCAGATCCCGGGAGCGAGCGGCCCGGTCTGCTTCTCGATCTCGACGGGGTCGCCAACGGACAGCTCCTGGAGCATCACGTCGCCTCCCTCGAGTTCGATCTGGGTGGCGTCGATGACGGCGTAGCGGTCGGTGGTCATGTGCTGCTCCTTGATGGTGAGTTGGGTTTGTCCCGTGTTGTGCTGGTCTTGAGGTTCAAGCAAGGGCGGGAGGCGCTGTGCGGCCCTCAGAAGCTCTGAACGGGCCCGGGAGGAACTGGGGAACCCTGAGCGCCCCCGAAGCCCTCCACGGCGAACGAGGGGTGCGGGAAACGGCGCTTATGAAGCAGAGGTAAGCGCCACTACTCCCGGAGGGCCCGCGCCTCGCCCTCTCCGGGTGAGCGAAGAAGTCCGCGCTGCCGAGCGACCGCCACCGCGTCCTCCCGAGAGGACACACCGAGAAGCCGGTACAACCTGCCCGCAGTCGACGCGACCCCGCCGATCGAGAGACCCATGCGTTCGGCGACCTCGCGACGCGTGATGTCTTCGGTGAAGAGCTCCAGCATCGTTAGGAGCGGGGGTGTTAGGTTCCGGGGCCTGCAAGCTGACACTCGGCAGGCGGCCCGGCGGCACGCCTTGCACTGCCGACAGCCGTCTGGGGTCACATAGAGGTTGTCTCCGGCATAGGTATGCCCCTTGGGGCAGTGCGTTCGGGTGGCGTTGACCGCCCCCACGCTAGTTCCACGCAGGGTGTTCATGCGGGCAGTGACCTGCTCGAGGTGGCTCGCACGGACACACGCCCGGGTGCGGCACAGGTGATCTATCTGCAAGCCGTCCACGAGCTCGGCCGTCAACGAGTAGGCGAATCGGTGGGCGCGGTAGGACTTCGTCCGTATGGTGAAAACGCCGTAACCGTTCCGCTGGAGCTGCCCCTCCCAGATCCAGCAGGATCCCAGCTCCGGGCGACAGATAGGCAGGGGCCCGTTCCTGTTGACCTTCTCCCAGAAGCGCTCTTCCGGGTCTCGCATCTCAGGCGGCATCACACTCACTCCAATCCAGGTAGTCCCCCGTGGCGATCCATCGGTCATGCAGCGCCCAGATGCCCTCCTTGCCGACGCGTTCGCCGATCGGCCGCACGGCATCGCGCTCGATGCAAACGGTCAGCGGAACGTGCACGAGGCTGTGCATCACAATCTGGGCGTGAGGAGCCAACCGCTTGAGACGGCGGATGCCCTCCGGATTCAGGGAGGTCCGGTCGGCCACCACATCCCGGCCCGCCGCCAACCCGGCGACCACCGCAGCCTCGAACGCCACCTGCACCGCCAGGCCCTCGCCCGAGTACGGATCCCACGACGGCGGACACCCCGGCCACACCCGGCGCCGGACCACATCCAGCTCCACATGCACCACACCGGATCCGGCCAGACGGCGGGCCAGCGTCGACTTCCCCGAACCCGGCAGACCGCGTGGCATATGCACGCGAGGCCGCCTCACAGCACACCCCCCGTCGGCACATCCACCACGACCGCGCCCTCCGGCACCTGCACGTAGGCATCCCGGCCGATCCGCCGCAACAGCTCGCCCGCCGACAACTCCGCCTCCGACAGCGGCCCCTCGACGTCCAGCCACAGCGGGTCACACACCGCATCCACCTGCAGCCGGGCATCAACGTGCGACATCACGCGGCCTCCCCGTCGTCGGACTGGGCGCTCCAGCCACAGGTCCAGATCGCGGTACAGGTGGGGCACTTGTAGGTGGCGAGGACGCCGCCGTTGCCGTCAGGCGCGACGGACGTCGGGGCTATGGGGATGCTGCTCTCGGTGAGGCAGCGGTCGCAGTTGTCGAGGTAGCGCGTACTCACGGGCGTGTCCTTTCGAGGCAGGTGGTCAGGTCTGGGCCATATCGACGAATCGGGCAAAGTGCCCCTGAAAAGCGACGGTGATCGTCGCGGTGGGGCCGTTGCGGTGCTTGGCGACGATGAAGTCGGCCTCGCCGGCCCGCGGCGATTCCCTCTCGTAGGCGTCTTCGCGGTGCAGGAGGATCGCGATGTCGGCGTCCTGCTCGAGGGATCCGGATTCGCGGAGGTCGGCGAGCATCGGCTTCTTGTCCTGGCGCTGTTCGGGTCCGCGGTTGAGCTGAGAGAGGGCGACGACGGGGATCTCGAGGTCCATGGCGAGCTTCTTGAGGCCGCGGCTGATCCGGCTGACTTCCTGCTGTCGGTTGTCGTTGCGACCCATGGATTCGCCGCTCATCAGCTGCAGGTAGTCGATGACGACGAGGCCGAGTCCGCGCTGGCGCTGGATGCGGCGGCAGTGTGCGCGGATCTTGGCGAGGGTGATGCCGGTGTCGGCGACGATATGCAGCGGTGAGGACTGCATGTCCTTGCCCGCGGTGGCGAGGTCCAGGAGCTTGGCGTCTTCGAGGGGGCCCTTGGTCTTCATCCAGTGCAGCGGGTAGCTGGCCTGCGCGGACAGGAACCGTTTCTGGAGTTCTTTGCGGCCCATCTCGAGGGAGAAGAACAGGGTCGGAATGTCGTTGCGGATGGCGGCGTAGCGGGCGAAGTCGCTGGCGAGGACGGACTTGCCCATGGCGGGACGCGCCGCGATGATCACGAACTGGCCCGCTTGGAGCCCGCCGGTGAGGGCGTCGAAGTCGAGGAAGCCGGTAAGGAGGCCGACCTTGGGGCCGTTCTCGCGGATGTCGACGACTTCGGCGACGGTGTCCATGATGTCCACGCCGATGGACAGGTCGGTGTCGCCGGTGTCGGTGAGCGTGCTCAGGCCCTCGAGGGTGTCGTAGGCGCCCTGGATGATCTCGTCGGGGCTGTGTTCGCGGCGGTGGACGCTCTGCGTCATGCCGATGCCAGCGAAGAGGATCTTCCGGAGGACGGCTTTCTCACGGACGATCTCGGCGTGCGCGCGGGTGCCGCCGACGCTGTTGTAGGCGTTGGGGAGATCGAAGACGTAGATCCTGCCGCCGCACCGTTCGAGGTCACCGGCCTTCTCGAGCCGGTCGCTGAGGGAGATCGGGTCGTGCGCGGCGCCTTCGGTGTGGAGCTCGACGAGAGCGCGGTAGATCGTCTCGTGCTGGGGGCGGTAGAAATGTTTGGGCTCGACGACTTCGACGGCTTCGTCGATCGCGTTACTGGATTGGATCATGGCGCTGAGCAGGGCGCGCTCGGCGGCAAGATCGAACGGCGGCAGCTTCTCGCCGTCAGCAGGGTCCTCGTCGTAGTCGTTCATGCGTTCTTCCTGAAGTCGGCGCCGGTGAAGGGCACGAACATGGAGCCGCCATCGGCGAAGCGGGACTGGGTGCGGGCGCCGAGCGGTTCGAGCGTCGGCAGGTTGGTGGAGATCAGCGTGGGCAGCTGGTTCTGCCAGCGGATGTCGATGACCTGGGCGATGGCGTCGACGGTCCACGGGTACAGCTGGGTGGCGCCGAGGTCGTCCAGGGCGAGCAGGTCCGCGTCGCGCCAGGCCTGCAGCTTGTCGAGATCGACAGGCCGGTCGGCGGCGGCTTTGAACTCGAAGTCGGAGACGAGGTAGTAGCGGCCGAACCAGCCACGGCGGATCAGCAGTTCGCCGATCTTCCACAGGTGCCAGGTCTTGCCGGTGCCGGGTTCGCCGAGCAGCAGCAGCGAGGCGCGGGAGCCGGCGAGGAAGCCGCTGATCCACTGGTCGACTTCCGGGCGGACCTCGCCGCCGACGGCGAATGCCCTGGGGCGGCGGGCGAGGTAGCGGTCGAGGGTCTGGGTGCGGATCTCGGCGCGCGCTGCGGCGCGTTCGGCGTCGTAGCGGGCACGCCGGTCGGCGGCGTTGGTCATCCGAAGGGCCTCGCGTTCTTGTAGTCCTCGGTGGACGGCTGGGGTGCACCGGCGCCGGTGGCGGGGTGCGGGCGGTTGGGGCCTCCGGCGCCTGGCACGGAGCGGAGGTGGGGCCGGCCGCCGGCAGGGGTCTGAGGTTCGGGGTGGAGCTTTTCCCAGCGGCCGATCCAGGCGGTGACGCTGTCGGGCTCGCCGCGTGCGTGGGCGGCGTTGGCGGCGGAGCGGACCATGAGGTCGATTCCGAGGCGGTCGACCTGGATGCGGATGCGTTCCCAGTCGCTGTGCTTCTTGATGTCCCAGGCGACTGCTCCGAGGCCTGCTGTGGCGAGCGCTGCGGCGAGCGGCTGGAGTTTGTCGGGGAATCCGTCGGTGCGTGCTGCCTTGCCAGCAGCAGTACCTACGTAAGTAGGTACTGCTGGGGCGGGCTGGGACGCGCGCGCGCGTGTAGTCTCCGAGGAGTCCCCGGGGGACACAGCGTTTTGAGCTGGGTTTTTACCTGAAACTGGCGAAGAAAAACTGCCGAAAAACTTCTCTTTTTCTTCAGTTTTTCGCGCGGAATCCGAGCGTTTTTCTCCCCCGTTTCCCGGAGGAGGGCCTCCGGAAGGGCCTCCTCCGGCCCGCTGCTGACGCTTCTTCTCGGCCTCCCGCTCACGCTCGGCGAGGACCTTGGAGCGGCTCGGGTTGTAGAGCAGATAGTCGTGCATCACGTAGTCGCCGGGCCGCGGCTGCGGGCACTTCCGGCAGCCATGGCCCTGCTCGTGCCACAGGCCGACCTTCACCAGCTTGGCGATCTGCGTTTCGGTGCCATCAGCCGCGGTCTCGGCCGGGATGATCCCGTCGGTGAGATAGGCGGCCGCGTAGGAGCCACACATCACCCACAAGCCCACGGCGGCCTTGCCCGCACGACGCATCTTGGGATGCGCGTGAGCGCTGTCATCGACCTTGAACCATGGCATCGAGAGCTTCTTCCTGGCGTTGCGGATGGGGGCTTTGGGTGGCGGCCGGGTCAGGGTCCGGCGCGGGCCGGGTGGCGGGCGCTCACGCGGCGGCCTTGAGACGGCGGCGGGCGCGTTTGACTGTCTTGGGGTGGCAGCGGAGCCGGGCGGCGATGAGGGTGACGCTGAGCCCGCCGTCGGTGAGCTGCCGGACGGCTTCGGTGCGTTCGCGCGGGGTGAGGCGCTGGGGTGGGTCGCCGTGGACGGCGCGGAGGATGGCGACCGTGTCGGGTTGGGCGGGCATCGGGTTGCGGTCGCGCCAGCGTTTGGCCTTGGCGCGGCGGCATTGGGTGCAGTAGTGCCAGCCGTTGCTGTCGGTGCGCAGGTTGTCGGGGTAGGAGTGGCCGTTGCGGCACTGGGTGTTGTCGGCGGTGGTGTGGGGTGGAGGCGGGGTGTAGCCACGGCGGTAGCGGGCGATGGTGACGCGGGAGATGCCGGTGATTCGGTGGATGCTGCTGTCGCTGTGTCCGGCCGCGGCGAGGGCGAGGATCTGCTGCCGCGCGGCGTCGGTGATCTTGTTCATGCGGCTGCCGCCAGTTCTTCGGCCTTGCGTCGTGCGCGGACGACGGTGCGTTTGTGGCAGCCGAGCCGCTCGGCGATCTGGGCGGCGCTGAGCCCTTCGCCGGCGAGGTGGACGACGCGGCGGGGGTCGACGTCGGGCCGCGCCAGGCCGGGCCGTTCGCGTCCGGTCGCGGTCTCGGGCTTGCAGTCCGGGTTGTCGATGTCGTCCCAGGCGAGCGGTCCGTGCCAGCCTTCGTTGCGGGCTCGGCGGATGGTGTGGGGGTTGTCGCTCCGGAAGGTCGACAGGTGCCGGTATACCTGGGTGATCTTGTCGGCGGTGGCGGAGTCGATCGTCGGGCGGGTTCCGGTGATGATGCGGCCGAGGCGCCATCGGCTCACCCCGGTCTGTGCGCCGATGGCGTCGAGGGTGTGCCCCAGGCAGGCGAGGGCGCGCAGCCGGCGGACGCTGCCGGCGGAGTCGACGACGTCAGGGTCGGGCGGCGGTGGCCCGATCGGGATGCCGAGGACTGCTGCGGCCCGGTCGCGGCGGATCAGGGGCTTGCCGTTGAGGACGCAGCGGACGGTGGACATGGACACGCCGCTGGCCTCGGAGATCTGGCGGACGGTCCAGTCGTTGGCGAGGAGCCGCTGGAGGTGCTCGAAGGCGGGTGCGGCGTCGCGGAGCCGGTGGACGCCACGGCTGTGGTCGAGCCGGAGGGCGCACATGTACCGGTAGTTGGCGAGTTCGCAGTCCGGGCTGGTGCATCCCTGCATGTAGCAGGCCCGGGACGGGGTGTGGTCGGCGTGCGCGGCTTCGATGCGGTGCATCACGTCCGCCTCCCGCGGGTGTGGGTGACGGCGGTGGTGACGGCGGTGATGCCGAGGAGGAGGACTGTGAGGGCGGCGAGGAGCAGCATCAGGCGGCCCTCCGCTGCTGTGCGCGGGCGTTGCGGCGCTGGCGTGCGATGCGCCTTCCGTCGGCGGTCAGGCGCCACACGGCGATCACATGGGCGTGGGTGCTGGGGCTGGTCGAGGGCACGTACTGCCCGGTGCGTTCGATGATTCCGCCGGTGCGCAGCGAGTTGATGGCGGCGCCGAGGAAGCCTCGCCCGAGGTCGGGAAGGACTTCCCGGATCTGGTTGCACGACCATTCGGCGTGGGTCTCGCCGAAGTGGAGGACGGCCTGCTCGACCAGGAACCGGTCCCATTCGGAGTGGCTGGCGATGTCGTCGAGGAGGGCGTCCTTCTCGGTGGACGCCAGACGCTCGGCGACAGTCAGAGTTCGGGTCACGACAGGGCTCCGATCTGCTCGAGCAGCGGGGTGGAGTCGAGGCGGCCGTCTTCGTCCTCGAGGGCGGACAAGCTGTGGCAGCGGGCGCACAGCCGGATCTCCTTGAACTCGGCCCAGCCGTCTGGGACCCACGAGAACGGGAACAGCGGGCGGGTCTGGCGGCAGCGTCCGCACGGCCCGGATGGCGGAGGTGTCGGCTTGCTCGCCTCGGCCTGCTCGCGGGCGAGTTCGGCGACGGTGACGGCGAGCCGGTTGAGCATGCCGACGTGGTGGGCGGCGTGGCCGACGCACGAGTGGCACCAGTCGAGACCGGTCGGGGGCTGCTCGGGCATCGGGTCGAGGATGATGGGCGGGGACTGGGTGACGCCCCAGCCCGGCGCCCCGCACAGGCCCTGCTGGCCCGCGAACTTGCCGTCCTCGCGCATGACGTGCAGGCGGCGGACCTGCTTGGCGCGGCGGCCGGTGGCGGCGTTGTAGCCGCGGTAGAAAGCCCTCACGACGCCCTCCGGTCTGCCTCGACGTAGCACTCGCATTCGCCGATGGCTCGGCAGGTGCAGATGTGCTCGTTCAGCGGCGTGCCCGTGTCGGCGTGGAGCCGGTACGTGTCGAGCAGGCCGTCGATGACGTGCCAGGCGACGGGGTCGGCCTTCTCCCGCTGGTCGCGGAGCCAGTGGTCGAACGTGTCGCTACGGCGCGGAAGCGGAGTGGTGTCGTGGCTGAGGCCGCGGTGAAGGATGGCGTTGAGCCAGCGGCGGAGCGTGGTCGTCATGGCGGTGTCCTTCCGGGTGGGATGCTGGGTGGGGAGCCGCCCGCGCTAGGCCCGCGGGCGGCTCAGGCGTGTGCGGGCTAGTCGACGAGTTCGGCTTCGACCGGGCCCTCTTCCGCGGGGTCGTAGTCGTCGAGCGCGTTGGCCGTCGGCGGCAGGGGCGGGGCGTCAGTGAGGCTCGGCGGCTCGGAGGCGACTTCGGCCTGGGCGCGGAGTTGCTCGCGCATGTACTCGGCGGAGGTCGGAACCCACTTGGCGAGCTGCCGGACCGCGGACTTGAGCCACATGGATTCCTCGTTGGTGTTCCACGGGCTGTACTCGGAGTTCTTGGAGTCCGACTTGGCCTTGATCTCCATGACGCGGGTCCGGTTGAGGACAACGACCTTGGAGACGGCGCCGTCCTTCATGACGGCGTAGGCGTACACGCCGACGAGGGGGCCTCGGTCGGCGCCGAACCAGTCGATTTCGTGGACGGGCTTGGCGTCGCGGCCGGGCACGTAGCGGAAGGTGTCGTTGGCGCGGACCGACTCGACGATGACCGTGGAGGCGGCACCGGCCCGGTAGATGAGCTCGACGATCCCCTGATAGCCGACGATCCCCTGGATGACCTTGCGGCCGCCCTTCTTGCGGGGGGTGAGGTAGAACTGCTCGGTTCCGGGCTCCAGTCCGAGGCGGGCCGCGGTCTTCAGCTCGCGCAGGAAGACACCGACGTCGTTCGCGGCGGCCTGCTCAAGGTCCTTGTTGCCGCGGATGGCGCCGACGGCAAGTCGGATCCACTGGTCGGCGTTGACGTGGGAGGGGACCAGGGCGGCGTACTCGCCGCGGTAGGTCTCGATCTGGGCAGCGGGGCCTTGGTCGCGGGTGGCAATGGCGTTGCTGATCTGGTTCACGCGGCTTCCTTCTGCTTGTAGGGGTTGAGGGAGCGGGTGGTGCCGTCCGGGCGGGCGGTGCGGTAGGCGATGCGGCGTTCGCCGACGACGGCGCGCCGTCCGGTGCCGATGTGGTCGAGGACGACGCCCTTGGCGGTGGTGAGCTCTTCTGCGGCGGCCTTGGCGGCGGTCTGCGCGGTCTCGTACCGGGCGGCGTCGGCGGCGGGGATCTGCACGTCGATGTCGTCGTAGTGGTCGGGCTGGACGCGGATGGTCTGGTAGGTGTCGTCGGCGCCGTCGATCGGCGGGCGGTTGCCGTGCTCGACGTCGTGGAGGAAGGTCTCCGCGGCGTCGCGGAGCATCCGGGCCTCGGCTTCGTCGTAGTCGACGGTGTATTCGCGGTAGTCGAAGCCGGAGATGAGGACGGCGAAGCGGGTGCGGCGCAGGCCGGTGACGTCCATCTGCCACATGGCCTGGCAGCGGTACCAGATGGGCACGCCGTCGTCGGTGCCGTCCGGACCCCATTCGTCGCCGAACGGGCTGGTCTTCACCTCCAGGAGCTCCTCGGCGTGCTCGGGGATGTCGAACTCGCCTGCGGGCTGGCGGTAGATGAGCCGGTCGGGAGTGGCGCGCTGCCAGTCGCGAGTGCGGTGCCGCCACGTCCCGGCCGGGGCGGTGATGTAGCCGGGGTGTTCGTCCTGCCACTTCGCGGCGACCGCGTCCTCGAGTCGGATGCCCCACTCGATCGCCGGTGTCCGCTCGAACGGGGCGACGGACAGGCCGGACTTCTTGTGCCAGAGCGTGAACCGCGACATCCACGGCGACAGGCCGACGACTGCGGCGATCTCGGTGGCGGTGATCGTGAGGCCGGTGCGGGCCTCGTCCCACTCCGGTGTGCCGGGCGTGAGGTGCCCGATCAGGACCCCGTCAGGCACGTGATTCGGGTGGCTTGTGGTGCTTTCAGTGCTCATGTGGTCTCCAATTGGGTGTGACGGGGTGACCGCCGCCCCACGAACGGGGGGGTGGGGCGGCGGTCGTGCGGGCGGAGCTGGAGGGGTGCTCGACGCCCGCGCCTATGGGGGATGTGGCTGGTGGCCGGGCTCGCCGGCCGCGGGTCATCCGGCGGGCCCGGCGGTCTATGCGGCGCCCACGTCGGCCTGCTTGGTGCTGGCCGGGGCGACGTAGAACTCGGCGGCATCGAAGAGGCCGTCGCCCTGCGGCGCGAGCTTCTTCTCTGCGGCCTTGATCTTGCGGCGGACCGCGTCATAGCAGGGCGGGCACATCGCCGCCAGGCGCCGAGCCGGCAGCTGGGCGGCCGTCACGAAGCTGCTTTCGTTGACCGGGTCGCGCGGCATCGCGATGAGGACGATCTCGCCGCGCTTGCTGACGTGCTTGCCGTTCTCCAGCGGGCACCGGTGCTGCGCACCGCGCCGGTTCGGGTCATGCTTGCTGCCGCACGCTCCCCGGCACTCGCAGCGGTGACCGGCGTTCCTCATCACCGCCGTCCACAGAGCGGCGCCGACTATCGGCGGGCGGACGGTCATGACGCCGCCCCCTCGGCCGTGTCACGTGCGGCGCCCCAGCTGGTCTGCCCGGGGTTGAGGACCGGTCCGATGCCGGGCATGTGCCACAGCGGACGGCCGGGGCCAGCCTGGCTGGCCGGAGCGCTGGTGTCCCGGAGTAGCGGAATGGGCGTCTCGACCGTGGCCTCGCCCGACGCTTCGACGCGACGCTCGAGCTCGGCGATGCGGGCGGCCCGGGAGTCCAGGGCTTCCCGTTGCGTGGCGATCAGCCCTTCGGCGAGTTCGGCGCGGGCGAGGAGTGTCCGGTTCAGTTCGCCGACCGTCCGCAGGTGGCTGCGGTACCAGGCGATACGCCCTTCGAGAAGCCGGTTCTCCTGCCGTAGCCGGGTGTTGTCGGGTCCGGCGCGGCGCTTGCCCTTGGCGAACATCACGTCTCCTTTCCGCTGCTGGGGTCGATGCGGTCGAGGTCGGTGCCGCGGGCTGCCGCGAGAGCGATGCGGAGGTCGTCGCGGCTGGTGCGGGCGTCCGCGGCCTGGACGGGGTCCTGGATGAACAGGCCCGGGGCGAACGCCAGGCGAAGGTGCGCGAGTTCGGCGAGGGTCACGACGCCCCCTTCCTCGCGTGGCGCCGGATCGCAATGCGCTCACCGATCAGGAGGAGGAACACCGTCCCAGCGGCGAGGACCGGACCGATGTAGATCACGGCGTGTCCCCCTCATGCCGACCCAGCTGCAGGCGGCTGAAGAGGGACCGCTCGAAGCCTTCGTCGAGCGCCCGGCTGATGCCGAGGAGCGTGCCTTGCAGGCCGAGGGCCTGCCGCAGATCCGCAGTGCGCTGCCGTTCGGCGGTGAGGTCGTCCATCAGCCCGGCCACGACCCGCTCCAACTCGTCGATCTTCCGCAGCAGGTGCTCGTCGCTCATGACGTGGCCTCCTGTGTGCTGGTGCGGAGGGTGTAGTCGGTGAGGGATTCGATGTATCCGGCGTCTGCGGTCTCCCGGAATGCGCGGGAGGCCTGCCCCCAGGTGGTGAGACGGTTGGTGTCTGCGTGCCACGTCTGCGGGGTGTTCCAGTCCGCTCGCGGGAACGCGCCCTGCATGAGGGCCGCGAGGTGGCGGCTCCCGCCGACCGGCAGTTTCAGTGCTGTCCCGTCGGCGGTGCGGGCGGTGACGACGTACACGCGCTCCATCGGCCCGTGCGTATCGGTCCATACCGGCGTGAGGAGGACGGTGACGGCGCCGGGTGCGATGCGGCGGATGCGGTAGGCGAGCTGGGTGCGGTGCCGTCGCCGCCGGGACGCGGAGCACCTCTTGGGGCGCACCGGGTGGGTTTCGCGGTCCATGGTGCGGCGGGCCCGCAGGATCTCCAGGAACTCGCCGCGCACCCCCCTCGACCAGTTGTTGAGGTTCGGCCCGTAGACGGTCACGTAGGCACAGTCGAGGGTGATCAGATCTGCCTCGATGGCGTTCGCGGCGCCGAGGTCGATGTCGGTCGTCATCACGCCACCTGCTTCACGGGAGTGGTGAGGGACTGGCGCCGCACCCATGCGGCGAGGCGGGCGACCTGCTCGGCGAGGTCGTCGAGGGTGTCGGCGGGGCTGTCGGTGACGCAGATCGCGACCGCGCCCACGCCCTCGCCGATGATCAGGCGGGCGGTAGGGGTGCCGTCGTAGAGGGTGGGCCCGTACTCGACGCGTACCGGGCCGTCAGCCAGCTCGACGGTCACACCGCCGATGATGCGCGCGGTCATGACGCCACCTCCCCCGCGTGCTTGCAGGGCCAGCGGTTGCCGCACGCACACCAGTGGCATCCGTCCACCGGGTCCGGCACCTTGTCGTAGTGCTGCGAGAAGGGGGCCTGCCCGGTCTCGATGACGTCGGTCCATACGCGGACCTGGTACTGGCGCTCGCTGAACGCGGCGTGCCGCCAGACGCCGTTCTTACCGAACCAGCCCCAGGCGGAGATCCGCCCGCTGGTGGGGTGCATGGTCAGGTACTCGCAGGCGAATCGATACTCGCCATGCGCGTAGGTACGTCCGGCCTCGAAGAACCCGGGGGCGGGCAGCTTCCGCAGGTTGTCCGGACGCACCGCCCCGCGCGCCACCTTCGACGCGAGGAGCGCCGCCGCGTCCGCATGCTGCGACTGTCCGCTGGCTCGGAACTCGCGGGCCTTCTTCGTCAGCCAGGCGACGACCTCCGCCTTGGGCAAGAGGCCGGCCTCGGAGAGGACCTCGTCCCGGCAGGCGTCGAGGTCGGTGCGCAGGTCTTCGCTGCTCGGGCGGTAGATGTTCGTGAGCTTGTCGCGAGCGTTCACTTCGTCACCTCGGATCCCTCGGCGGCCTGGTCGGCGCGCTTCTCCAAGGCTTCGGACGCGTCGTCCAAGGCGGCCAAGTAGCCGTCGCGGTACGCCTGCGGGCGCTCGCCGTCTTCGTCCGACGCGGGAACGTCCATCTCCTCGACAGCCTTCGCAGCCTCGGAGAAGACGCTGGAGCGGAAGGCGCGCGGCTGGGCGAACGGGTCGTCCGCGTGCGGCATCGCCTGGTGGTAGAGCCACTGGGCGCCCAGGGCGTCAGCGCCGGGATCGTCCGAGTCGAAGATGAACGACGACAGCGATCGGCCAGCAGCCGCCAGGGCGTTGTCCAGCTCGGCCACGCGGCACCAGGGACAGCCGCGGTCGTCGTCCGGGGCGCGAAGCCACGTCGGGTGCTCAGGGTTGCTGCAGGATGCGGAGACGCGGCCGTCGGGGTCACCGAGTTCGAGGGCGCGGTACGCGGCCAGCTCGGCGGCCTGCTTCTGCTGCGCCGTCTCGGCCTGGTGCAGCGGGGTGAAGACCTGCGTGCCGTACTTGATGGCGGTGGCGCACGGCCACCCGACGACCACGCCTTCCTCCCAGCACACGGCGCACAGCCAGGAGTTCGGCACACCGCAGTCGTCGAACACCGGGACGTGGAAGCGGGCGGGAAGCTGCTCGTTCTCTTCCAGGGAGAACCCGGCGAGGATCTCGTAATCGGGGTGGTCGGGAGCCGGCAGCAGGGTGGCGCGCTGGGCGCACTCCGCGTGCTTCACCGGCTGGCCGGCCTTGGCGTTGCTACGGCAGGTGCCACACGCGGACGGGTCAGCGCTCGTGCTCATCGCGACGAGGAACTGGGCTCGCTGCTCGACCCAGAACGGATCCATGTCCGTGTCGCGCGGGGAAGCGATTTCCGGGTAGTCGCTCATGTCGCCCTCCCGGGCTGCTTGGTGAGGTCCACGCGCAGCGGCGGGACGGTGGAGTCGGGGTCTGCGTCGTGCAGCAGATGCCGGTACTCGGCGAGGACACCCTCAGGGGCGGGCTGCGCGAACCGGTCGGGGTGGCCCAGGACGTCGCGGAGCTTCTGCGCGGACTCCTCGACCTTGCGGCGGGCCGCCAGCCGCTGCGCCTCCGCCGCCACCTCGGCAGCAGGCCGGTCCCACTCCCCCGCAGGGCGTGGCGGGACACCGATCGTCGTCATCACCAGCACCTGCCGATCTCACGGATCGATCCGGTGCGTTCACGGACCGAGTCGGTGGTCTCGTCACCGTCGAGGGCGCCAGCGAGACGGCCGATGTAGCAGACGCCGTTCTCGTGGCTGAGGGACAGCCACGCCTCACCCGTGCCGTCGATGTAGATGCGGCGGCGACGGTCGTTCGAATCTTCGGCCCGCACCCCGTCTGCGGCCTCACGGACGACAGCCACCCACTCGGGTACGGGCGGCGGGTTCTCCCAGCGCAGCGACGGCTCCTCCGCCGCATCACACACCTCGTGCACGGCCTCGACACAACGGCTGAGGAAGGCGATCCCCTCGGCGATAGTCGGCTCGCTGCCGACGTACTTCGCCAGCTCGACGCGGACCTGCTCCAGTTCCGCCGTCAGCCCGCCGATCTCGTGGTCGCGCTCGGCGACCTGGTCGCAGGCCTCCCGCAACGTCGCGCGCGCCTCGTCGCGTTCGGCGCGGACCGCAGCCAACTCGGCCAGGAGCGCGGACACGTCGTCGCGGGCGTGGGCAACGAACTTCGCATCGGCCTCGACCTGCGCCCAGTCCTCCTCGGCTGTCCACTCGTCGTGAGCCGGGTCGTTGTCGAGGGGCTCCTCGTCGAGGCGGGCGATGCCGCGACGGGCCTTGTAGCCGTGGCCGGTCTCCTCCAGATCGGCAGCGATCTCGATGAGGCTTCCCCCGCCGAATTCGTACACGCCCCACGGGCCGGGTGTTGCGGCCTCGGCGCGCTCACAGATCTCGGCTTCGCGCTGCGGCGACAGGCGGTCAGGCATCGTCGCCACCACCCTCAGAGTCGTCGGAGGGGATGTGCGAGCCGCCATCACGCCAGGCATACGCGGCAAGCGCACCGACCGTGTACGGCTGACGCACAATGTCCATGACCGCGTCATCCCAGAAGCCAAGGAAGGACTCCTCGACGTCAGCGATCAGTTCCGGGGTCAAAGCGCTCATGACACACCCCCGAACTGCACGATCAAGCCCGGGTTGTATGCGGCCAGCACCTTGTTCGCGCGGGCCAGCGACTGCAGGTTGTAGGCCACCGCGTCGCGGTACCGCGGGCCGATGCAGAGCGTCAGGCTGGCAGCCGCTTCAGTCGCCGCCTTCTCCGCCTCAAGTACCCGCTCCGGGATCTGCTTGCCGATTCGCTCAGCCACCCGGTCCGGCATCGGCACGTCAGGGAAAGTCATCGAGATCACGACGCACCGCCCTGGGCCGGCGCCGCCGGGATCTGCACCGCGGCCGTACCGCCGAGCCGCTTGTGCAGTTCATGCAGGCCCTTCGTAGTCACCCGCAACTGCGGGGCGCCGAGCGTCAGCTCGCCGGTCCGAGGGTGTGAGTACGACTGCGGCAGCTCCGACAGCCAGCGGCGCTCGACCGCGTACTGCTTTGCCCGGTACCGGTGGTCGGCGTTCTGGACGTAGGCCCAGTCCAGCTCGTGGAGGATCCCGAACAGCCGGTTCCTGCCCGTCTCGATCGACGGGTCGCGGGACAGGATCTTCGCCGCATCCGCGACCGAGAAGTCACCCTCGGCGGACGCCAGCGTCTGCCACGAGTTGGCGGCCGGCTCCAGCTCCTTCACCCTGGCCTCGGCTGCGAGACGCCCCTGCTCCGACTCGATCGCCGCCTGGAGGGCCTCCAGCTTCGTCATCTCGACCGGCTGCACCGAGTACGAGCCGGTCGTGCGAAGGGAGGGGATAACCTCTTCGGCGAGCCAGTCCTGGAAGCGCTCGGCGGCCGGGAGGTTGCTCCGCATGATCAGGCGATACACGCCCGACTCGCGGACCAGGGTCTTGTTGGGGTTGCCGGGGGTTCCGTCGGAAATAACGACGGAACTCCTCATACGCTCCGGCAGGCGTCCGACGGCATCGCGACCGTTGGCGAGACCCAGGACGTCAGTCACGTCCTTGGCGACGAACCAGGGCTCGCCGTCGATCATCACGGACCGCACGTGTTGCGCGGTCTCCGGGAAGGTGAAGACGAGAGGCGTCGTCATGCCGCACCGCCCTCGATGGTGTCGGCCTTGCGGCGCAGCAGCAGATCTGCACGCTTCATACCGACCGCGTACTGGCCGGACGCGTCACCGCCCTGCCGTTCCAGGTCCGCCAGCAGGCCTTCGCCCGCCTCGCGGAGCGTCTTGACGCGGGCGTCGTCCGAGGTGTACTCGACGATCGCCGTGAGCAGGTCGTACATGCGGTTCCGGGACTCCGCCGGGACCATGTCGCGCAACTCGTTCAGCGCTTCCATGTAGTCGCGCATCGTCTTCAGCTTCGGGACGTTCGGGTCCCGGCCTGCGGATGAGACCATGATGTTGGTCCACCTCTCTTGTCATGGATGGTGTGGGTGGATCTCGCGGCTCACGGGCCGCGGTGGCCCCGGCTGCCGGGCTTAGGCCCCCGGCGGTTGGGGCCGCATCGCCGTCAAGCGGCGGACTCACTGCGGCGCGGTATGCGCGGCTCGGGCGGCCTGCTGTCGTGCCCGGCGTCCGGGGCGGGCTTGTCCTGCTCTTCGAGCCAGGCGTCGATCTCGTCGATGGGGTAGGCGAGCTTGCGGCCTCGAACGACTGCCTTGGGCCCCTTGTCGAGGGACCGGTAGTTCCAGAGCGTCTTGACGGTGACGCCCATGCGGTGGGCGGCTTCGGGGGTCCAGACGTGGCCGGGCGGGGGCGGTGTGGGGACCTTGGCGGGCCTGGGCAACGGTGACTCCTTCCTGTTCCGAGGGTCTTCTTGTCGGGCTGTCATGATTCTGGTGACACTGGAGGCACGAAAAGCACCAGCACGGCGACACCAAGTGCCTCCGAAACGCGGTGGGCTTCCATGACATCCAGATCGGCGAGGTCGCCGCTGACGAGGCGACCGATCTGTGAGCGCGTGACTCTGCTTGCTTCAGCGAGGGAGCGGACTGTGTGAGGTACGCCCCGACCTGGGGTTTTCATGACCTTCTTGAGGAGTTCGAGGTCCCTCAGGGCGTAGCGCACTCTCAATGATTCCCCCCAAGTTCAGAGGTGCCTTTCAATGCCCTTGAGTTAAGCGCCCCCATGTCACGGTGTCAATAGATTCATGACAACAGGGGGGCGAGTATCGGCAAAGTTCGTGGCTAGATAGCATTGATCTATAGACGATCTGTCCCAGATCCGTGATGGTTGTAGGGACTGACCTGCTAGTTTTCCCACGCACGCATCCCCGGATAGAGACAGTCGGTGTGAAAGTGCCACGAGAGGAAGACGAGGACATGACGGCTGCTGCCACGGCCCGCGAATCCGGCGCAGCCGACCCCTCCCCCGCCCGCGCCCTCTCCCGGCTCATCCAAGAGGTCAACCAGTCCGGCACCACCTTCCAGGAGATGGAAGACCGCGGCCTCGACAACGAGACCGGCACCAGGCTGCCGCGGCAGTGGTACCAGAAGCTGACGAAGAGCCCGCCCGTCAATCCCCCGTCACCAGCCCAGATGCGCGCCATCGCAGCGGCTACCGGCAAGTCGCTGCGGCTCATCAAGGAAGCCGTGGCGGAGCAGTGGCTGGAGTACGAGGCCACCGAGCTGGCCGGCTACGACGAGGAGGTTCGGATCATCGTCGGACACCTCGCGGGCAAGTCGAAGGCCGAGGCGCGGCGCTGGCGCATGATGATCGAAGCCGACGAACGGGCCCGCCGCGAGACCGACAGCTAG